AACGCTTTGCCATAGCACCAACCATTCTATCCATAGCAATAGCACTCGCTAACGCTTTTATCTTGTTTTGGCCGAATAACTCCCTGTTTACTTTGTACAAGTCACGAAGGTTCTTAGGACGTATTTGCGCTTTGGATGAAACCTCTTCTATCTTGGCTTCCATTTGAGCATCACTTGGCTCCTTGGCTTTAGTCTCCCCGGCTTTCCGAGCTTGGGGGCCGGTCTTGGGAGCAGGCTTAACTCCGCTCTCTGTTTTTTCATCGAAGTCATATGATACAGAGAAGTCAGATAACTTGTCACCAATCTTAATAGTGCTGTAAAAATCATCTGCCGGAGCAAAAGTCTCTTCACCCTTCTTCCTTGGATTCATCTTGCCATCTTGATACACAAGGCCCTTATCCGTAGCTACGCTCTCCTGAGAAAACTCCCGGGCAAACTCAACTGCATCCTCTGTGGTTAACCCATCAACAAAAAAGCTGTTCTCAGAGTTGCCATACTTCCCAAAGATTCGCTGAGGATTATATCCCCGGCTACGCAACCACTCCTGAGCACGTTTATTTGCGGCTTCATTCTCCGCATCAGATACCTGTATTGCATCAGGATTCTCCGCGGTAAGCATACCCCACTGACCATCACGAACAGTAGATTGAAAAGCCTCGTCACTCTCAAAGCTCGAAGCCGGAAGCTCTTCTTTTGTCTTGGCATCCCAATTGGCATCCCTTGTGGTTGTAACGCCCTCTTTGGCCCGGAACTGAAACCCACCACTTTGACTCAGCATAGTTTCCAAGTCGCTGACCTCTGAGCTCAAAGCCTCCTGCTCAGACTTCAACGAAACCAACTCGTCAACGCGAGCCTTGTTCGCAGAAACCAAAGCCTGCTGCTCAGGTGCCAACTCCTCGCCCGAGATCACAGCGTCAGCAAGAGATGACAACACCCCATCCAACTGATCGGGAGCCAATGACTCACTCTGAACCTGCTGAATAATCTCAGGAGTGACAGCAACCGGGGCCGGGATGGATGACTTAAGCTCATCCAAACGGGACCGAGTCTCTGCTATTTTCCCTTTGGTTTCTTCGGTGCTGACTTCTTGACCTTCTCCGGCAACGACTTCTTCACCGGGTACTTGCTCTCCCACTCCTTCGCCAACTGTGGCTTCTGACTGTGTAGGAACCTGCGCTGTGCTTTGCTTTTGAATGGCATCTTGCTTTAGCTTTAATATTAATTTTTCTGTTTCAGGATCGTTGTCAACGACAATGCGAGAACGGTTAAAACGGGAACCCCTCATGCTACTCACCGTACTCAAAAACTTTTCTTTGGTCATTGGAGTTCCATTGACCTTGTAAACCCCAACACCTTTAGGCGCAGTCGGAGCATTAATGCCCTGAAGATTCACCTGACTTTCTGCCGGGCGGAGTTTCTTGGTCTCGGCAATCTCCCTGATCTCCTCATTAACTGCGGCTATCTGATTGCGGTAAACCTCTCTTCTGTTTGTTGTGGCAGACATCTCATCTCGAGCCTGCATCAACTCCATAATACGAGCCTGTAGCTTTGAGTCCTTGGCAGCAGTCTTACCATTCTCTCCAACAGAAAGAACGTCTCTCGCTTCTCTCCTAAGTCCAACATTCCGTTGGATTCTCTGCTCAACCTCAGCGTCAATCTGACCAAGCCTCCGCATATTGGAGGCCCAATTTGATATGCGCTCATCACTCGCTGACTCCTGAGCAACAGTGGAGACATTGGTTAACGAGTTCGCAAAATCAAGGTTGGTATTTCTCAATGCAGAAAACATGACGCCCATGCCGGCGTTCACACTGTTGTTTCCTATACCGCCCAACATCTCAGCTTCAATTTCTTTCTCGTCAATCTCTCCTGTTGACCATTTCTGAGCTACGAGCTCCCCAAAACCTTCCATGGCAGGATCGTATAGTCCACGTTCCGCAACTTGGGCCCCAAATTTCATTGGCTTACTCGCGAGTTTACTCACCTTAAAAACACCTCCTGTTAACATACTCGATAAAAGGTCTATACCGCCAATTGCAATTCCCCTTTTCACACCAATCTCGTTACCCTTTCTCCATACTTCAGGATCGTTCAATGCTTCAGCCATAGAGTTACCATCGGAGATATTATACCCCGACTCACGCGCAGCATCAAGAACAGATTGACTGTACTCTGCGGCAAAGTTTACTATTGCCATGCCGGTTTGATATCCATACTTCGCACCTGAAAGGCCTCCACCTAATGTTCCAAGACCTCCCGTTCCGGCTGCAGCAACACCTGCCCCCACAGCCGCCCCTGTACCTATTGTTGTCGGCAAAACGCGCAAGCCAATTGGGAGCAACTGACTCATGCTCGTCGCAATCAAGGTTGAAGTAACCTCAAATGGATCAGACCAAAAAGCTCTCTGTGCCCTTTCATCACCTGAAAAAAGAGCTCCTGCTGACATAAAGGCTTGGAATGCCCGGCTCTTCGACGAAGACTCAGAGTTGCTGATGGCGTCTGAAATCATTTCAGAAGCTTCTTCAACAGTGCTCGCACCAAGCGCATACTTCATTAGTTCATACCCGGCCCTGCCGTTTTCATATGCAGAGTTTACCTCTCCCCAAAACCCGGCCATGTTCTCTTCAAACTCGTTTTGAATAGCCTTGTTTACCTTTGAGTCAAAGTAGGTCTGAGCTGAGTAGTACTTCTCCGCTGCAATCTTATTTAGTTCGCCAAGCCCTGCAAGCCTACCCCTTATGTCATTTAAGGCAGCCACCTCTGCTTGGTTCTTTGGCTTGTATGAGTATAGATCTGCAACCGGAACGCCAAAAGCCTCCATGGAAACTGCGTCAAGCTCTTGGTATTTAGTCTTAACTTGCTTCTTTAACTCGGTAGCCTCAGCAGAAACAACCTTGGCCCTGTTGTTAAGGTGCAAGTCAAAGTCTTCAAAAGCTGTTTGAACCTTGCCATCACTGAAAAAAGTTCTGTCTTCAACCTGAGCGAACAGCTCGTTCTTTTGCTCCTGCCTTTTCTCTTGGTAAGACTCAATGTCGGGACGCAAGTTGTTTCCGGAAAGGAGGTACATATACTTTGTGGCCTCCTCGGGGGAAGCGTACTTCATGTAGTACTGCTTTGCGTTATTAACCTTGCCTTCCTTTATGGCATTACTGACCTCAGATATGAACGCGGCCTCCTTGTCTATTGCCAATAGCTCGTCCCTTTGTGTTTTATAGTCGAAGTAGTTTAAGCCACGATCCTTGAAAAACTTATGCCCCTCAATGTCGGACTTGGTTACTTCTTTCCACCCTCCATTCGCAAACTTCTCAGCCTCGGCCTTGGTCTTAAACTCAAATATTTCTCCGCGCCTCCGGGCCTCTTCAATAGCATCATTTGGAGAAAGCTCAAGCCAATCTGACGTCCTTGATCCATAGTTCAACGGATCTTTTGGGAACAAGGTGGGTGCCACCTTAAACTTCCCGTCCTCCTCAAAGCTCATGAACTTTACAGTGGATACACTTCCGTCAGCGTTAAGACGTCCAACCCTCCTCATTGTCTGCGCCCGAGCCGACTTCGTGATGTAGTCCTCGGTCATAGTCTCGTCAGCCTTCTTGGAGTTTGAGATGATGAAGTCTCTTAGCTTCTTAGCCCTCTCACCTAAAACACTCTCGCTTCCGAAAGCGGTCAGCGGTATCTCTACTGAGCTCTTGCCATCAGCAGTGCGAGCAAGAAGAACATTACGGCCACCAACGGCCTCAGAGAAAACAATACCGTACTTCTTGAATCTTTCGTTTAGCACAGGCACAGCCTGTTCCTCCGACATCTTTATCGTAAGGTTATCAATGCCTGACACCAACCGCATGAACTCTTCATCCTGCTGATTGGCTTTCATCCTGTCGAGCTCAGACTGCCTCTCTGACTCTTTTACTGTTTTCAGGTACTCACCGGTCTTTTCTACCTCTTTCAAGCTCCGCTTTATTGCTTCAAGTCTTTTTGGGATCTGCTCCTCAAGCTGTTGTTTGGCCTGCTCCTGCATTGTCGGCTCTACCTTAGCCGGGATAGGCTTCTCCGGTTTAGTTGGATCGTACCGGGCTGCAGCGTTGAAAGCGTTCTGTATGTTTAGATTGAAGATGTCTTTCTTGGCGTACATCTCCTCTTGAGTTTGAGGTATTTCTATCCCGTACTCAGCTATGAATTCTTCTTTGGTACCTTTGTACCCTCTTCCTTGAATAAGGTTGAAAGCTTCCTCGACCTGCATGGGAGGAGCCATCTGAGAAAAAGATCGTACATCGGGTAGCTTTCTAACCCCTATGCCAACTTGGTTAAGAGTTCTCTTTGTAGTCTCCGGCATAGATGGCTCCAATGAACCATCGGCCAATGACGATCCCATATTTGGGGCTGACTCTTTTTTTTTTAATGGTATTGTGGATGTGGTTTGCCCCATACCCAAAAGTCCCAAGAAGTCTTCTTTGCTTTTCTTGTACCCTTGACTTTGCACATAGGCATAGTTGTCATCCTGTACTTGTTGATTTGTTTGAATTAAGGTTCGGAAATCTTCCAATCCCTTTTTATACCCTAACGATACGGCCCTGTTGTACAGGTCTTGAAGTATTTTTTCATTCATACCACAAAGATAAAAATAAAATGTAGACTAACGGATTGTTAGTCGTTGTAGTCGGAGTAGTTAATGGATTGGTCTTCCTTCGTTTTCGGTGAAGGTGAAGGTGAAGGTGCAGCCATAAGCTGATTTTGATAGGTCACAATATTGGCGTTATCCGATAAAGGATTAAAGTTGTTTTTGATAAATGCTTTGATTCCTTCGGTGTCACTTGTTTCAAATTTCTTTTTATTTCCCTTTGAATCAGTTATTTCTACATTGTCTCCCCATCCTGCTGTATCAAAAGAAAATCCTGCCGCGCCAAATTTCCCCTCTAAATAAGTAACAGCTTGATCCTCATCTGACGGAACTTTAATTGTATCGACAACAGCATTATGTTTTTGAACGATGCTTGGTTTATCCTCAACCTTTGCTGTACCTTGAGCTGTTGGGTTAAAATCACCTAAACTAATCCCACCTGCTTGGGCAAGACCACGAACATCTGCGCTTTCGTCTTTATCTAAAAGCAACGCGGATGCTTGCTCTATAAACTTGTCTTGTGGTATAAGAGTACCTGTATTGTCTTTAAATGGTATTTTAACAGTAGTATTATCTGATTTTGTTACAATTACATCACTTCCATCTCTAACAACAGACTTAGCTCCCAATCTATCCCTAAAGTATGTCAACGCAGTCTGTAAATCCTGACCTGTATATAACCTCCCAATCATACTTACATTGTCTTTTGCATTCTGAGCTGCAGTTGCTGCGGCACGATCCGTTGCCCGAGGTGTAACCTGAGTTATTGAGAAAGTCTTCTCCTCAGTCTTCTTGTCCATCTTGGACCGGATAATATTTCTTAGCAACTCTTTGGCAGCTTCTTTTTGTTTTGGGCCATGTTTTGTATCGAAGTCAGGAACAGGGTAACCTGTCTGTGGATCGTTCTTAAGAAGTATTAAGTTTGCATTACCTGCAGCAGCATTGGGATCCCAAGTAAAAGTATAGTTTGACTGAACCGATAGAAGCGAAGTTAAATTGTACGGGTTAGCAAATGCAGAATCAATGGCAGCGTTTTCTGCAATTCTATAAGCGTCAATAGCGGCCTGATCTTTGTCATTAACCGTCCCCCTTATGCCTTGCTTAGAAAGAATTTTCCCCCAAGTAGTCCCTGCTCTTTTTGCGACCTCAAAAGTCTCAACACCAAAACCGCTTGCAACCTGTTCTGCGTAGTCATCGGCCTTAAACATATCAAACTTTCCTTTGATCCTGTTGCGAAGTGAACTCACAGAAACGTATGTGTTTGGATCTTTAACAAGCTCACCGTCTTCTATTTTACCAATATACACTTGACTTGTCATTGGATCAATAACAGGTTTGTGATTTTTAAAATTCGACAAGCCTTCTGCCTGAGCCATAAGCCAAGTCTCTAAAGGCTGAGAGTCACCTTTCCTCATCCTCTCCATCTTATCTGTGTACTCAGTTTGATACTCCTCGAGAGCGGAAAAAATTCCATCTGTACCATCTGAAAGGTTCTGCCTCATCTTGGTGTAGTCCCTCAGATTCAGTTGCCCTGAACGCAAAAGCCGGTCCTGAATAAGCCTCATCTCTTGTGCGCTTGACGCATAGTCCAAAGACCACTGATTTAGCCCCTCATGTTCGCCCTGTGGATTGTTCTCGATGGTTATGCCCAACTGCCGGGTGTTCTCGTCAATGGTCGCAATCTTTTCCTCCCGGATCCGGGCCTCTTCCCTTAAGGTGTCGGTTATGTTGCGACCAACCTCAGCCCAATTTATTTGAGACTGAGCGTTCCTTTCTGCGTACTTATAGAATGTTGCCATTGATTATCTGTATTCTCTTCCGGTTAAGCCTAACTGCCCCATCAATCTGTTAAATTCATCAGGAGTCCTCTGACTAAGCCAATCTTGAAAAGGAGCTCCGCCTTGAAGCTGTTCTGCGGAAATGTTTATACCCTGATCTAAGGCTGCACTTCCAACTGAAGCTGCAAAACCTTTTCCCGAATAGCTTTCGCCTGCCTTAGACATTCCGAGAGTGCCACCCTTATCTGCCCGGTTAAACTGACGCTCCAACCTTCCGGCTTGACGTGCACCCTTCGTCTTAGAGAACAGTGGAACCATCTCCGCAGCCTGACCAACAGTAGAAATAACACCCTCCATGCCCTGAGCCAAAGCCATCTGCTCCATCTCCGCAGCGTTGGCCGCAGCCAACTGAGCACCGGCAGCCTCGTCAAGATTAATCTGAGCACCAATATCCTTAAGCCTGCTCTCCTCCTCAGCAGTAAGTCTCTCCAATTCCTCCAACTTCGCAGTCTCAGCTTCACGAACACCGGCCATGGCCTCATTAACTCCTGCCTGAACCCGGCCTGCTGTAGCGGCAACACCCCTCTCAGACTCGGCACCGGCAGCAGTGGCTTGAGCAGCAGCCGAAAGGATGCCCTCTTGCTGTCTGCGGAAAGCATCTAAGTTTACGTCCAACGCCTCGTATACGTTAACGTCAAGTCGCTTCTTTGCTTCGTCCATGGCTCTTTTCGCCTCGGCTTCTGCATTCTTCATAATGCTATTCTGATCAGCGGCCTGTTTGAAAGACATTGCGGTAGAAGCCGCCGTAGCTGCCAACCCAACACCTGCCGCTATTGATGTAAATGCTGCCATATCAAAATACTTTTATCATTTCAGTGTTATACCGGTCCCCCCGGATGTATCCCAAATTCTCATAGGTTGAAATCAACCCCTCATGCTTTATCAATGCGTAGGTGATCTTAGCCCCCGAATCCTTAGCGACTTTCGTTAAGCACTCTATCAACAGCTTTATGGCATATGGCCTAAGATCACCCCTGTAATCTTTGCTCGATATAATCCAATCAACCCAAAACACTTTTGAGTTTGTGGCATAAATAAACCCTGCAACCACAGGGACATCACCGTCATAAACGATCATGCCACCGGATCCATCCATAGGCAAGAAGTCCCTCGTTGGAGGTTCCCAACCCCAAGACTTCCACCAATCGACAAGAATCTTGTCGTAATCCTCATGGTTTAGAGCTCTGATATCAAGCATAGTTACCACAAAGATAGCTTTTTTATGGATAGCTTAGCATGATTTCGCTTTCAACAGCGAACAATTCAACAGCAAATGTTGAGTTATTTTCAAGAGTGAATATGCAGTAGTGACCAAACACACCATGAGACTCAGCAACCGCATTCTTAATAAACAAGAAGTACGGATCCTGTATCCCTATTGGAGTGGTCCCGGGAATCGTGGTGTCAATAACAATCTGATTTATACCATTCGGCAGGTCAACATTGACAGCGGTAACCTCACCGGCCAATAACGGAGTGGAGTAGGTCGGAGGTAACGCAAAGTAAAGCATATCTCCAATGCTAATGATACCGCCAATGGATATCAACGGAGAAATAGAAAACGAAATAACCGTAGCACCGGGAGGGCCTGACACAGAAACACTTCTCCCAATTCCATTCAAAGAACGCAAAGGAAAGTTCTGTACAGGATTGGCCGGCACAGTCCCCGAGTTTCTGACAAAAGCAAAGTAAGACTGCTCCTTCTTCTCAAACCAAGCCTTCTGAATAAAGCCGGTGTCCTGAATATCTGTCTCCAAGTTTGCTGACCAACTGTCATCACCCTCCAAGTTTAACGTCTTGAAGATCTTATTTGAAAGAGACTCCTGATTGAATATGCTCGTCATCTTCGACGTGTACTGAACACCATAGAAGTTATTCCTTACAGCGTTCACATTATGGCGGTACAAGTTCCCACCTTTGAAGGTGTAGAAATAGTTGTTCATCCCGATCATCCAATCAGGCTCGAAAGAGTAGAAGGAAGGCCATCCTTGTACCCCGGGATCATACGATAGTGTGTATACAGCCATTATACTCCGCAGTTACAGTTTGACAAAGTTACAACAATTCCTCCGGGCACAGTGTACGCACCACCCTTCACACACCTTTGAATGGTTTGAGAATCAGACAACGTGTAAGAGTAAGGCAAGTCATCACATCCTGTCCAAGTAATAGTGGCAGGACCACCGCTTACATTTTGGAATGAGAACAAGGCACAAACATCTCCGCAGGTCACAGACTCAAGAGCAACAAACGACTCGGATGGAGCAAGGGCAGATGATGAAACAACTTGGAAGTAACATCCTGAGTATCCTGTAATGGAAACCACGTCCCCCGGATTCAATACCGTTGTTGAGTCAATGATCACAGAAAGACCGTCCCCACAACGAGTAACCTGATAGTAATAAATCGCAGGACATTCGCAGTCATCAATAACACTTGTAACTCCTTCAGGAGAAACATAGCTCGTAGCCCTCGCGCAGAACTTGTAAGTCTCCAATGGCCCCAAGGAATAAACCTGCGGAACCCCGAAGCAGTCAACAAAGTTTAAGTTCACACTTCCAACCTCAAGCTCACTTGTGGCCTCCCAATACACACACACATTCTCGCAGGTGCCGGGGAACACCGCACTAAAGGTGGCATCAGCCTGAGTTGCTTGTGGCCCGACAACGGTAAACCTACAGCCGGCATACTGAGACTCGTTCACGCTTATAAGCTGACCGGGAGTAAGTGCTGATGCAGAGTAAACAACAATCTCAAGGTTGTCACCGCATCTTCTCACCAAGTAGTTGTCCTCGTAAGAGCAGCTACCAAATCCAATAACAACACCGTTTGCATCGACCTGAATCCAATCAAAGAGACCACTCATGCCCGACACATTATAAAAGCCTGCAGACAAAGGAGTCTGACCGTATGCATCAGCAAACACATAGTCGTACAATAAAAGAACACCGCCCGAACCATTGACATGGGCAACGTAGTAGGTCTGATCCAATATGTCATTACAAGCCGCAGTAGAAGATCCGTTCACATTACTTGAAGCAAAGCCCTGCAAAAGAGCCGGGCACTCAACCTCCAAGTTAAATGAGCCGGGACTACATGGCGAAACAACTTTGAAATAAACCGACGATGGAGATGCGTTTACTTTTGGTATAACCATCACACAGTTTCCGGGATTGTTGGGAGTAGTAACAACAGAGGCAGGGTTAACAGTAACGCTCGGAGTGGTGCCATCAAAAACAAAGCTTCCACCTTGAAACCTGAAGTTATCAAGAACGTATGTTGTCCCCGAGATCCCACAGTCATCAGCCACCCGGCCAATATAAGAAGGCTCCCCGGCAACGCCACCCTGCAGCCAACCATAATTCGGAGATACAACCCCGTTGTAGTCAACACCATCATAGGTTGCCAACAACCCATCAGGAATGTTGAGCGGATCAAATCGTATCACAATTGCTCCAACATTGAAGCCTGTGTTAAAGGTCACGTTGTATATCCCATCATCTCCGGACTGCGCCAACTGATTGTCGCACTCAATAAAGCATGATGGACATGGAACCACAGCCTGAAGAACTCCTCCAATCTGCTGACGAACAACTCCGCCAAAAGAAAACCAACCGTCGGGTGCCGGCACAGTAAGAGCAGGATCAGTAAACACAGCAGTCGCTGATGTGAACGATGATGAATTTAAGTAGTAAAGTGATGATGTTGCCATATTTTATTCTTCAAGAGGAATTGATACGCATCCGCAGTCAACAAAGCTAATATCAACTAATCCCTCAATAATTTGAGGTTCATTGGATGCACAGATTAAAATAGTATCGTCAGGATCTACAGAAGCAAGAGTTGGAAGCTGACCTTCAGAACAGTCATTGTAAACAACCAACGCTCCGCCGGGGCCGGCTGTCAGAGACCAAGTTGAACACACGTCATCGCACTGATCACAATCGCAGCAAGCGTCCTCGGCACTTACACTTGAGTAGCAAAGCTCCTGAGATATCTGATGCCGGTAATCCCAAATCAAGTATAGATAATCGTTTGGCGAACCACCCGGCATAATAAACTCAGCGTACCAAGCAGAACCAACATTTAAAAGTGGTGTTGCGTTTGTGGCCGCCAACAAAAGGTTCTGTATGTCAACAGGATTGTTCGCGTAAAAAACATTTGTACGGAAGTACATAAGCCGGTTATTCGAGCTGTCGAAGTTGTAGTTGTCAAACAAAATCTTGTTCGAAATAATACGGACAGTAGATCCATCAACAGGGAAATACCCCGAGCCTTGGAACCCTGCAGTGAGATCGTAGTTTGAAATCAATGGATACGAAGTCCCGGAAGCAAGCGTAACAAGATCGGATGATGTCGGAGAAATGTAGCTTCCACTTTGGTATCGAAACTCGTTGTGAATGAACTTTCCGCTATCAGCATCATCGGAGACACAAACCTCAACCAAGTTCAATGGTATAGACTCAGGGCAGCGGACGGTGATCTCCAATATCATTGTGCCCGTACCCCCGTACTGAAGGGAGATGGTTCCCGTTGTGTTGTTTGTAGCCTTTGAAAACGTCAAAGTCCCACTTGTACTAACGGCCCCGGTAGACACAGTGCTGCCATCAAACGTCGCACCAATGTTAACGGTTGGAGATCCATCAAGAATTGATATGTTGTAGTCAACATCAACCGATCCAATAGGAAGCCCCAAGTTTACACAGTATGTGTATGGCAGCGCACTTTCACCCCTGAATGGGAGCGTAAAGGTTTGCTTTGTTCCACAGTCTATACAGTCCTTTTCAATTGGAACCGGAGTCTCGTTTGAACTCAAGACATACTCGTCCATGTACGGATCGTACCCACCAAGTTTCTGAGTATTCATTGAGTCTATGAACAGGTCTCTAAACCATGGGCGCATACCGGCCAATGAAATAAGAGCCATCTGCTCACTATTGTACGATCCTCCGACAAGCTGAATCACAGCCCCCCTTTTGGCGTCAGTAAAGAACTTGCTCGCTCCCCACTTGGCGTAACTCTCGGGATGGAAACTAATTCCATTCTTCTCTATACGGGCAATCTGAGTCCCTAAAACCTCGGGCACAGATGTGATGGCTCCGCCGGCAGCCGCATCAGACAACAGATTCTTCCCGGCAAGAACATAGCTTATCTTATCCTCTTGAAGAACTAATACGTCAGTCTCGCGTCCATCCAATATCATGATCGGACCGAATGTATCCTCCAACGCCTTGTAGTTTAAAAGGCCAAGGTTAAACTCATTGAGCTTGTTTACGTTTGACTCGTCATTGTAAATGCCGCTGTATGTAATGTCAGCGAACCGGTGCGTCTCTTTGTAGTCTTGAGCCGAAACAGCAGTAACCCTGTTCCCCAAAAGAAACGTCTGACCTTTTAGCGAATCTCTAACCCTATAGCTTTCAGCTCCATTGCCAAAAGTAAAGCAGTTGAAAAATGATGGATACACAATCCCGGGAATCCCTAACGCAATATCTTGGTTTTGTTCCCCTGCCATAATACCCGACAAGTGATCTCCTGTCGTTGTGTCAATAGGATATGAAAACTCGTTCTCAAAGAATATATCGGGAGATGCATCAACAGGCTCTGTCTCAAATATAAGAGTGCCACCGGCCCGTAAGATAGAAATGGTGGCAGTAATGCTCGACTGAGAATCATTATCCCACCCACAAGAAGTAGTACCTGTTATTGTAAGCGCAAGCCGGTTTGTTCCGAGATCCCTAAAGAACCTGTAGTAGTTGTACGATAAAAAATCGGGAGAAACTATGTTCGCAACAGTATTTGGATTTGTTGGTGGTGATGTATAAATAGTTGCATCGTACCTATTATTAATCGGAGGATTATTAATTGGATCACCAACGTCCTTAACCCCTAAGTCTAAATACCCATCTATGCTGTCTCCATCAAACCAATCCTTAAAATTGGCATAGTTTCCTGAAGATATATAGCTCTGCTCAAACGTGTATATCCTTCTCTCGCAAGCTCCTCCTCCGTCACCGGGGCCTTTCCTTTCAAACTTAAAGCTTATGTTAATTCGGCTCCCTGCAGGAATTAATGGTTCTCCCGGAGGACTGTCTATATAATTCGCGGATGCAGGATCCTTAAGGTTTACAGTGTAGTCCAACAATGGAACATCATTGGGCTGATCTTCAATCTTTGTCTTTGTTCCAAAACTTATGTTTTTAAACTGACTACCTGATACATCAAAGTTTGGAGTTGTTGTGCTTATCTTGGCGTAAACACCCGAAGGAATCGGTATGTCCTGAGATAGATCAAGCTCATTTGGGATCGCGACAAAGTCAGCAGGCTTCGCTTCCTTCTCTAAGATGGTAACGTATGTACACCCTGTCTTGGGGCCTGAAGCATCGGCCTTCACAATAAGCCTGTCTCCCGACTCTACCTTGCGAGCGTTCTCTCCTTCCAACAAAGCCCAAAGCGTGTTTGTTGGAGCATCCACAAAATAAAGATTAGAGTATATTGTTTCATACCGATCCTTATCCGGCTTCAAAACAAACTTGTACCTTGATGCCCAAGCAGGTGCTCTTTGAGTTGTTGGTATAGTAACCTTAATTTGATTCTTGTTTACAGATTTTCCGCAATCAAAGAACACTGTGTTGTTCTCGCTAACAAGTGCGGTAGATGACCTACCAAAATCGTCCATGTACACAATGCCAACCTCGTACCCACGATTACTGTGCAATGAACGCTCTCCAAACGCAGGAGTAAAATATGCTTTTGCAGAATCAATCTTTAATATCTCCCATCTAAGAACACTTCCGGGCGCAGGAGAGATATATCCGGGCATTAATATTTTAAAGTCCAACTCGTCAGGGGTTGGGTTGCCCATAGGTATAGGCTCACCCAAAGCAGGTTGCTGAGGTATTGGCCCCGAAACGCCAACACCTGAGTTGTACAAAGAAAAGTTGTAAAAAGTAAACGGAAGAACAGGAAGAAGCTCAGCATTATAAAAGTCAGTAAAAGTCTTTCCTGTTGACGCCTGAAGTATTGGCTTGATATTGGATGAAGTCCCAATAGCATTCTTGAACTCATTGCTTAAGAATAAGGCAGTTACGTTAGAATATTCCTTTGGAAGAACAAAGTCAAACACAACAGAGAATGTATTTACACCCAAAGGGAATGGGATTGTTGATGGAGACCAAAGGTTATGAGAGAGCTTCAATTCAAAACGCAAAACAGATCCTGACTTCAGCTTTGTACTCACACCGCTTAAGTCAACAGTAAACTTTGTGTTGGGGTATGAAGATGAAGTGCCGGTATAAGGAAGGTCATACAAGCCAAAGCCAAGTGTTACAGGTAGCTCAACTTGACCAATAACAGTTGACACAGGATCAGTGTAGTAATCAAACCTAACCTCGTTCCCATTTAAGTCAATAAGGTCATACCCCTCAACGTAGTTGCCGTACATCAGCCTGTTTCCCATCAACGTCTGCGCCTTTGCCAACTTAGGCACGTTGTCATAAAGCCTAAAGATTTCAGACTCCGGAAGCACAGTGAATATCTTGCTGTTCGTAAATGAATAAAACTGAAGCGTGTTATCAGGAAGGCCAAGCTTAGCTTTATCAAGCTTCTCAATAACCCTTATGACATTGCTCTCCATGTCCTTGTACAAAAGGTCAATACCCTTCACCAACGGACCACCTGTGTTGTATGTCACAACAACAGAGTTGTAGAGATTCTCCATGCCAACATTCAAGTAGCTGTCAGGAGATATTCCAAATTCTTTAGGAGCAAATGCCGGGGCCGAGAACTGAGATATCGCGGAGTACTCTCCATCCTCATACCGATACCGGTAAGCAAAACAAAGGAACCGGTCCTTCATATAGTTCTCCTCTCCTCCCGTATCCTGCAAAATCAATCCGGGGGACTGCCGGGGAGGACGCTTAATAACAAGTATCGACTCCTCATCAAACTGATCCACATTAAGAGAAGGCTGAGCATACGTCCTGCCTGTGTTAATAAACCGAGGTGGGTTATAATTGTCCGTAAAGAACAGCATAAAGTTCCCCTGTGGATTTACCTCCACCAAGTTCACCCCCGTAATAACATACAGAGGATTAAAGTTTAGCTTGGTGTTCAATCCTCCACCATCGTCAATACTTATAACGTGGTATGTCAAAACACTTGTGTTGGTATTGTAGGATACAATAAGGTCCAACTTTCCGGTGGCACCAACAGTGAACGCAGGATCGTGAACAAACCAATACAAAGTTTCATTGGCCCCATCCTCATAGGCACCAATACACCGGGCCTGAGAAGAAAGCTGAACTCCATTGTAAGACAAAGTGGTTAACGCAATGTTACCTTTGGAGTTCTCAACGGCCCCAATCTCGGTAGCCTCACTTGAACCCAATCTGCAGTTGAGCGCATCGATGTACTCTCCATCAGGGATAAGCCGCTCATCAAGCGACTTATTCATTTTCCCTGCAATAAAATTCCTTGTTATGTTCGCCATATTACTTTATCCACTTGTTCTGACCACGCATATTCATAAGCAATCTTCCGGGATGGATGTTGCTAATTCTAATCTTTGCATTACGCAGCAATGCGGATTTTTCTTTGCGAGCACGAGCTATGATGTACTCCTGAACTCCGGCCTTGTTGCTCAAGATCTCAAATGATATGTAAGCGTAAACGTACTTCTCAAACAGCTTGTTCACAGAAATCAAAGAGTCATCATTACCCTCCATACCATCAGAGATGTACTCAAGGATGCAAAGCTCGCCCGACATCTCAGAGCTGAAGTTAATAACTCCTGCCTTTTTGTCAATAGTGAATGTTGGATTCCGGTTGGCGGTCTCTGTGTTGAGGCCAAACCGGGCACCAATGCCATACTGAAAGTACCAACATCCATCTATACACCAACCCTCTTGCCCATGGAACGGATTGCCGGGATTCAAGTAAATGCTCTTTAGTGCACCATCAAGCCTATCCTTGTCAATAGTTGAATTCTGAGGCTCCAATATATTTCCGTTCTGATCAAACAAGATCTCACAGTTACTTCCTTGCAAGTACGCCTTGGCTGAGTTAATCTGAATGTTCTCAGTCAAAGGCAACAGATACCCGTCCTTGTACATGGATATCCTTACCCAATTCACATAATCGTGTGGGAGAACAAACCGAAGCGAATCACAAACATTCAACTCAAGAGCTTTAATCTCTTTAAACGCATCATAGTTCAACTCCTGTATTGCTCTTTTTGCATGGAACAAAACCTTGTACCTCTCCTCGTTGTTGATCACCGAGTTGTTTCCGGAGTACATAAGCATGAAGTTATTTACAATATCTTTCAAGCTAACGTACTGATACGATCCCCAATTCTTATCTTGCGGAGCGTTACCGTTGTTCGTGTAATATTCGTATGCGGATAAAAAAGCCATGTCCTAATTTTATAGTTCTTGTTCTTCTGCTTTTGCCCCGGCAACAACTCCTGCTTCGCGAATCGACAGCCCGGCCAACTGAAGGATCTTGTATACCAACTTGGGCTCATCCTCTAACGGAACCTCAAAGTCTTGGTAGTCAAGCTGAGATTGGTCAAAGGATGGCTCACCATTGGTGAGAGAAACGTAGGTCCACTTGGGATCTTTCGGGTACCGAATGTATTGACACTGAATCTGCCCCTTAGTGTTTATCACCCTTGGGAACACAGACATTAAGTCAGACTCTTGCGTGTACGCAGGAAAATGAATCGTGGGAGATGTGAGCAAAGAGTTGTTCAGCATTGTTATCTTGCTATGACTAACCTTCTCTGCCTCATTAACCACTGACTCATCAAACACAGAGTACCCCTCGGGGAAAGCAGTAAATATATCGGCACTCAAAGTAATTGTAGTGGCTGTAACAACAGTGGCTATTGCAGTGGCACCGGTGGTGGTGTTCGTAACAACATCTCCGGGAGCAACACCAAGAGCTACAAAGTTTGCGCCGGCATCGACCAAGCTGTTTAAAAGAACACTCGTATTATTTCCTGACGCCAATAGCACAGGGTAACATAGCACCTTATTGAGAAGGTAGTAATCGTCTCCCGTAGTCGTAAGACTTGGGAGGAAAAATAAATTGCCTGAGCTGTGAGCCAAAAACTTAGTGGTAGAAAATATCTCAATGGCCTCTTCAATTCCTTTCTTCTTATCTGCATATCCGGAGTTTGACGCAAGAACTATGGCACTTGGAGCGTTTGATGGCCGCACGTTCTCACGATTTATAGTGTCGTTATAGTCAGCAAAATACTCTTCGAATACTTCCATCTGAGCTTGCTTTGCCATAAGGTTAAAGTCAGATGGAGATATGTACCCGTAGTTGTTCTTATTCAATACAGTAAGTACAGTGTTTCTTACCGAGTTTATCATCAGAATACTTTTCTACAAAGATAAATAAAAAAAGCACCCCCTTGCGAGGGTGCTCTTTCAATCAAAATAAATAATTGATTAGGCAATTGCAATGCCTGACACTGCGACAGGAGGAAGCACATCATAAACAACATTGTACCAAGGCTCTTGAAGAGCAGCAACAATTGCGTTTTGAATGGCATCGCGAACCGCTTCGCTTCCTGCTCCAATAGCAGCATGAGTTATGACGATATTTCTACCATACAATGGAGCTGTTCCGGCAGAAGACATCAAACTTGTTTCATACGAAATAGAAACTGTAGTGGTAGATGTTTGCTCCACCAAAATAATTCCATTAATTCCAACAAGCTGAGTTTGCTCGTTTGTGACAGGGATTCTTAAATACTTTTGCATACAAAAAAAAAATTATGGGGTTAAACAATTAGACACAAAGATATGAATTATTACAAGAAGTTTTCCAACATCTTTAGGTCATCAATGCCATCCTCTGACTGAAGATAGTTCATAACCATTTCGTATGGATCCTCTCCGTAAGGAATGTTCATCATCTTCTTCTTATTAGAAGGAGTGCTGTACCAAACCTCTTTGTTGTTGTTTCTGAAAGAAAGCAATCCCTTCTCAAAGAACATACGGACAGAAGAGCTTGCTTGCAATGAAGGATCATTGATCATGTTCATGAAGCCCACAGGATCTTTCTTGGCGTACACAAGTACATCCCGGCGAAGCTCAGCGGTGGTCATTCGAGACACATCCTTTCCTAACAGAACTCTACCGACAATCTCCAACTGCTCAACAGACATTTGACGAGCCTCAATTAAAGCGTCAGCCTCATTTGCCAAAGCCTCCATTTCTTTCTGAGCGTCCTGCTCATGGTTTACTTCCTCAAAAGAAACACCATTAAGTGGATGGTAATGCAGGAACTCCTGAAGAACAGGGTTTGTGCGAGGTACGGACAAGAACCCATTCTCAAACACAACAGGCTCAATGATGGCGTTCCCATCTTGCTCATCCTCAAAAGGGGTTTTCTGATTTCGCGCATATCGTAAAGCGCGGTTTACATTTTGCTCTTCATCGAAGTACAGCAATGGCAAACTCTTAGAGTTGCGGACAGGAATGCTGAACGTAAGAGGAGCAGCGTTTCTTTTTAACCGGTAGATACGGTCTTTTGATTCTAACTTAACTTTCATTTGATTTGAATTAAAGGGTTTACGAAGAAATTAAAAAGATGGGCGCACCCGAAGGTGCACCCAATCTTAGTGTGAATTGCCTCCTTATTGTTGGAACAATACGAAGTTGTTTGCGCCCAAGGTGCATACGCAACGCTCAGACAAGAAGTGAACTTCCATGGCGTCAAGGTCGCTGTTGGTAGCTCCTCCGGCAGAACCGGTGATCCAAGTTTTGTAACGACGATCTTCAGTTTCTGAAGCGCGGTACCGAACGTGTAGGAAAGGACGCTTAGCGTTTTTACCAAGGATTTGATCATACACAGTGGTTGATCCTGCAGGAACCAACAAGCCATTGATGCGGCCTGAACCGGCAGTTGAAGGAAGACCTCCACGCATTGTTGGATCGTTCAAATACTTCCAATCAGACTTGTAGAAATCATAGCCACGACGGAAACCGGTGAAGCCAAGATTCAAAGCCATTTGTTGGTCATTATCAAACAAACCATAAGAGGTGCCACCTACACCGTAAGAGTTCTGAGCAGCTAACATATCGTCAATATCAAAACCAAACTCGCGGTTCAAGAAGAGTACGTTCTCTTCAATAGCACCTTGACGGTCAAGACGAGAGATGATAGAATCAAAGTCAGACAAGGTAGAAGGGTTACCACCGGCCCATACGTTTCCGCGGTTTTCTACAACGTAGAAGATACCCTCAGAACCTTTGTTACCGAAGTTGGGGTTCAAACCGGTGTTTACAACACCTGAACCAACTTGAGCAGGAACAGCTTCGATCATGGCAGTTTCCAAGTAGTCTTCGAAACGCAAACGAGTTTCGTGCTCACTCTTCAAGTACCATAGGTATCCGGTTGCTCCGTTCTCAGTAGTAACTTCAACCCAACCAATTTGGGCCATGTCAGAACCGCTAACAGCGTACTTGTCTTTCAGGATGATTGGGCTGTTTTCGAAGATCTCATCTTCGGCTTCCAAAGATCCAACCATTCCAACAGTTCCTTTTTTGAATTCAGAACCGTAAACGAATACAGTTACGTCAGCGTTACCGACACCTGTACCTGAAGTAACAAGACCTGCACCTTCATAGAAAGCAACATCAAATGTGTCAGGAAGGGTAACAGAGGTAACAATACCTTTATTGAATCCTGAGCCATTGTTTTGAACAACCATAACGGTTTGTCCGGGACGAACTGCAACGCCTGTTACGTTAGCGTCATTCACTTGGAAAGTTGCGCTGTCAGATCCGGCTGCTGCTGCAGTACCAACACTTACATACTTGGTGTGCAAGCGGCCTTGTTCAGCCCATTTGATAAGGTCGGAATTAGAGGGCATCTCTGCTCCAACCATGCGTAAGAAAGATGCAATGGTACGATTACCATAGCGTTCAAACTCCTTCTCGTAGGTATCAGGAAGATACTGATTCAAGAAGTTAAAGTTTGTGATGTAGTTTGTACTCAACGCTACCTGCTCTGCAGATGGCTGCAATGCAAACGTAGGTGAGGGGTTTAAAATACCTGCCATTGTTTTAGGTTTTTAAGGTTTTATTTTTTGTTAACACTTCGGATGCGAAGGCCACGACCTGTATCTTCGTTGACCACTCGCACTTGCATTCCCCCCTTTGTTACTGCTTCAGGTGCACGACGCTCGCCCATGTTTATGTTTTTAAGCTTGCGATCAACACCATCCACCGCATCGGCTTTGCCTTGCTCATAAAAGAACTTAGCGTATCGCTCGGGGTTCATTGCCATAGACAAAGCCCTGTGGTATCCTGCTGCGTCTTTAATCATCCCATTCTCATCCAAATACTTTCCAATAAAGTTCATTGGGCTGTCATGAGATTTCTTAATAGACTCGCTATCTCCGGGAGAGAAAACTAACTTCTTTCCATCCAAGTCAAATTCAAAACCTTTGAACTCACTTGAAAAGATTTCATCAGTCTTCTTAGTAAAGAAGTCTCGCCTTCTTTCTGATGCCTCCTTTTCGGTCTTCGCCTTTTCAACAGACTCCTTGTAGGCGTTGTACATCTCTAACTCATCATCCGGAATACCAACCTTGCTTGACTCAAGCGGCTGCTTGTATTGCTCCTTCTGATTGTTGAAATATTCTTTCGCCTTGTTCAGAGCCTTTTTCTTTGCCAATCGAATCTTCTTTACGTCTGATTCGTCATCGAGCTCTTCATCGTAGCTGTACTCTGAAAGCATAGCTTCGATATCTTCAGCATCGAGTCCCTTCTCAGTTTCTACGAAGTATTCTCTGAGCAAAGTATTTTCGTCCATGGAATCAAAGTCCTGTTGTAACTTCAGGAAATCTTGGATCCCACGACCTGTTTCTTTTTTGTACTTCAAGAAAGATGCTACATCCTCCGGAAGATCTTCGTTCTGCTCACGCTGATTGAATAACTCATCCAAAGAATTAATCTCCTTTTTGTACCGACTGCCAATATATGAAAGAACTTCTTTTTCTTTTTGCAAGAGCTCGTCTTCTTCGGAAGCACCACTACCATCAGCAGCAGCGGCAGCAGAATCATCAGCAGCGGCGGCGGCGGAGTCTGCATTCATTGATTCTTCGTGCTTTTTTAAAAGCTCTTGCTCAATCTCCTGCGTAGACTTCTCTTCCTTAAACCCGATTTCTTTTACTTTTAATTCCATGTGATTATATTTTTGCAAAGTTAATAAACATTTTTTGGACTTTTTTCAGTTTGTTATCTTGGCTCAAATTCCGCCAAGTCAAAACCATCCAACGAGTCCTCGTTTGATTCAAAGTTTTGAGGAGGCAGGTTTAGCTTTCGCTGATTGATAAGCCGAGACTGCTCAGTGTTTTGCTGACTAATCCTTTTGGACTTACCTTCTTCTCTTGTTTTTTCTCTTTCAGCAAGCCTTTGCTCTTCAGCATCAACCATCCTAATCTTGTAGTCAAACTCTTCAGCCATCAGTTTACTCTTAAGCTCAGCCTCAGCGTTCATCTTCTCAATAGAGAAAGCTACTCGAGCCTGCTCAATCTTAATATCCCTCTGAGTCTCCATCTCAATTTTTTGGATAGCCAAAACATTTGCCATCTCTTGAGCCTTAAGATTCTGCTGCGCCGCCATAGCCTGCTGTTGCATCTGCATCTTTTCCTCTCTCTCCTGCTTCTTAACTCTCTTCACCTTCAACAGTTGATTGGCAAGCTTAATGTTCTTGACCTCCCTAATGTCAATGGCATCCTCCAAGTTGATGTCACCCTTCGATAATGCCATCTGAATGTTGGCCTCAAGCTGAGCTTTCTCTTCTTCGTCAGGAGAAACATCAATGAATATACCAAAGTCATAAATGTAAAGGTCCTTGATTTGGTCAAGTATGCCAACATTAAACCGGCCAATCTTATTGGCAAAGTCATCCCGGAAGTTTGCGTACTGCAAAATGTCAGACACACGATAGGTCAACCCTTCCGCCAATGTTCTGAACATATACAAGGCCCCGTCAAGAATGTGGCGAGTAGCAGTATTAGAGTTCAACGCAGCAAGCTTCTGAAGCCCTACTAATCCCCTTGGATCAGGAGTGGAACCATCCCGAGCCTCGTTGAGCCCGGTAACAGTGCGTATCATGTCAAGGTAGTGATTGTAGTTCGCGATAAGCATCTGCGTCTTTCCTCCCCCCGAGTTAGAGTTAAGCTCCTGAATTGGAACCCGAGCATTGTTATAGTCCCCATCCTGCGTAAAGCTTCGGCCAATAACACTACCGGTTTGGAAGTATAGTCTAAGTGCATCTTCCGGATTGTACGCATTGCCGGTGCCAAGGTCAACCTCGTTAAGCCCATCAGCATCAATAAACACACCGTCAGGAACAACGCGAGAAATAACCTGCTGAAGCTTCAAGTGTGTGATCTGAATCAAATCAGCAAAAGGAATCATCCTCCGAACCAAAGACTCAATAACACCCTTGTACATACGAGGGGCAACAGCCACATAGTTTGGAAGAGCGTGTTGAGATGAAGACTTTGGCCGCACCATGTTCTCTGCCATCTCCCACTTCAAAAGGATGTTGGTGCCCATGACCATGATGCCATTATACCAAACATCAACAACCTTCTCAATTTTTTCAAAACGTCCTTCCTCCATCATCTCTGCCGGAGGATTAAAGGTATCGTCCTTCTCAATTACCCGGGAAGTTCCTGTTTCGGAAAGCTTCTTCTTGTATACAATCTTTTTTGTAGTCTTGTAGTTAAAGTACAAAAGGGTGCAGGTGTCTCTGTAAAAGATACTGTTCTCATAGAACTGAGCCACGTTGTAGTAATCGTACCAAGACTGACTGTACTTTGAGATCTCATCCAAGTCTTCATTCGTAAGAGACTGATCAATTTTGTACAGCTCAGTAATAGGAAGAGTCTTAATCTCTCCCCAATAAAAACAGTCCTTAAAGTGTGGATCCTCAGTGTAGCTGTAAACAATGTTCGCAGGATCAACATAGGATATTTCAACTCCCGATCCGGGCAAGAACTCATGCTTACAAACAGCTATACCCAAAACAGCAAGGTCATAGTCCAACCGCTTGCGCAAATCGTAGTAGTGGTTTTCCTCAAGGATAGTGTTAATAGCCTCCTCTTCTGCTATCTCAATTGCAGGCTTATAGTTCAACTGCATATACAATGAAAGCTCCTCATCACTATTTGGAAGATCATCAGGATTCATTGTGAAGGGATCAGCACCGGTCTTTTCTTTAATCTTCAGCAAAATATCTTTAGCAACCATCTGCCCCTCAATCATGTCCTGATACTTGCTGCGCCGTTCTTGGGACATAGCATCTTGAGCGTATGCCTTGACCTTAAACAAACGGTCAGACATTCCGTTCACAACAATGTCAACAAACTTTGGAATAATAGGAACAGGAGTCCAATCCAAGTTTAAATAGGACAGGTCTCCGTTCACAGAGATCTCGTCTTTGTACTTCTGAACAGACTGCTCACCCCTCGCATATAAACGCAAACGATGGAAGTCTCTCCATTGACTATAAAACCTACATTGATTACCATCCTTTCTGAACCACTCGTACTGTATAGCCTGACCTATCTGAAGGCCAAACTCATCGGATGCCTTTTCCGCATCCGACACAAATTGGCTCGGGAAACCGGCGGAACTGATATTGACTTTTATGTCCTTTTTCATTTATTAATCTTGCTGAAAACTCCTGAGTTGTTATATGTTGCAAAGTTAACGCTTATTTTCGATTGTTTTACTTCAGGCTGATATATATGCTTTTGATTAGCCATAATTGCTAATCCCGAACTGATTGTGGCGTCAAACAACGTCCTATTACTTATGTCAAACTTCGCCCAATCCTCAAGCGTTCTGTTGAAGTACATCGATCCCATCTCATCTGAATCTCGGTATGTTCCCTCAAAGTCAATGCCAACGTGCTTCTCAATATAAGACTCAACAGCAGATGCATGAGCCTGCTTCACATCCTCTGAAGAGTTTGGAATACCCCCAAGCTCCCTCTCAGTTTTTGAAAGTTTTGCAAACTGTTTGTCCGGCCTGTTCATACTGAAACCTCTGTACCCCCTGTTCTTCAGATGGTACAACAACCTTGGCTTGTTGTTCTCGACAAGGATAGGCATACCGTAAAAAACTATAGCCATCAGAACCTCCTCAAAAAATATCTCAGCGGTATCGGGCCGGGCAATGTACTCAAGAAAAAACTCATTCGACGGAGCATCGTCCATGTTGTACTTTGTCAGCCCATGCAAAGAACCGTTAGATCCACTACCAAATCCAACTCCGGATATGTCATAGCTGTCACACCCAAAAGCTCCAATGTGTTCGTTCAGTGGGTGCCGAATCCCGTTCCTCATTTGATATCTGTTCTGAAGATGCTTCGGAGGTATCCAACTGACAAGGAACCTACCCCTCGGGTTCGGAGTCCAAACAACCTCAGTGTCTTTCATCCCGTCCTTCCAATGAAATGAACCTCGAGTAAGAACGTGCTGCTGTATCATCGAGTCATTGTAGTCTATCTGCTGATAGATCTTCGTGAGATTAAACAACGATGCCCGGCTCTCATCCCTAAATGCATGGGACTCTGTCCTTGGATACTGACGGTAGAACTCATTCAACGCATCAGGATCGTTCTTCAATGACTCAACCTCTGCGTCCCAATAGTCTATGGCCCCATTTGTAATCTTCTGATTATCAACCCCAAGTATGGGGGAAGGTGGCTTTCTAAACACAGGCATACCGTACCTGTCAATAAACCCTTCAAGGTTCCACTCCATCGGAATGAAAAGCTTGTACATACCACTCTTTGTTTGGCCGTTGGCGTTTCTCTTGGATATATCAGAGTCATAGTAAAGACTCTTAAAGTTACCACCACCCTTTGCTAATGCGTTACAGGTAGATCCCATCAAGCACTTGCCAATAATCTTTCTTCCCAATCTCAAGCAAGTCTTAGTAACCCTCCAATTGTTAAGGATATTGTTTGGTTTTATCCACTTTCCACTTTCATCGTGAACAAGGAGCAACAGCTTTTCTCCGTCATAGGAGTTGTCTTCAGTGTTCTTCCAATCGATTGTAGTATCCAACCCCACGAAATCTTCGTCCTCTCCGATCTCGTGCATATTCTTCTTGGTGATCTTCGATGCCGGAACCCGGTACGCCAACTCCGTCTTTGGCCGGTCCATACCGTCCTGTATTGGCTTGAAGAAAAATGGCAGGTTCGTACTTATAGGAACAACCTTGTCGGTAAACATCTTCTTGGCATCACCCCCTGTCTTTGACAGGATTCCAACTCGTGCATTTTTTGCATAGGTTCCGGTGTTCACGCACTCAGAAGATGACATATATGAAAACCCTGACCGCCGGATCTTAAGGTATATCATCCCAAAAGATCTATCGTCAGCCTTACACGCTTCCCAAAAAATATAAAGGATCCTGTTGGCCTCCCTGTAGTCTGCATACCCAACGTCAATCTTTGACCACTGCAAGTACATCCAATGCGCCCCGGTAATGTACGTTGGCTTACCGTTGTTCATAAACCAATACCCGTTATCCCTGAAATCAAACTGAGACTCAATGTAATCAACCCATCTATCCTTAAACTCCCTTGGCTTCTCGTTCCACTGAAATATGGTCTGTATCTTCTCCAACTCTTTTGGATATGGCTCACGCTCAAAATACTGCTCAGCCTGCTTTTGACTCCTCGAGTAACACTCATCAGGTGCCAACGGAAGCGCAATCACCAAGTCCGATATCCTAACAATCTCTCCGATCTGACCTGTCCTCGATATGACCACAACATCATACTTCTCATTGTAGCCATACTGCCAAGCCTTTGATCGGTTCTTGCTCGATATGACGCTCTTAGGAATATAGCCATCAAGAACTACATACAGACTATTTTGACCTTCGTTCTGCAAAGCCTTGTTTTGAATCAGTTTTTACGACACCTCTATCCATTTGCTCGATGGCATCCTTCTCCGCTTCTATTCTTGAAAGAATCTCAAACGCATCAAAGATAGCCATCTTCTTTGCCTGAGCAGCGTTCTTAAGTTTGTCCGCAGACAGATCATCGTCGTTGCCAACGATTGCCTCTTCAGCCACCTTTATAAGTTGCTCTACTGCGCGATGCCCTGCGCTGATAATTCTTAGCCTTAACTCCTTTGGTGTATTCATTCTTTCATAATTAAAAACACAACCTGTATAAGCCGGGAGTCATCTCCATTTCCAAAGTTCTCGTACAAATTACGAGAGTGCATACAGTCCGATGGAAACACCATGGCCCTGTTAAACTTTGAATGGCCAACCAAAACAACCTTCCCTTCATCATCATAAAGCGTAGTTCCGTCCCCTTCCGGCGGACTCTCATTAAGATAAAGTATTGCCGTTAAGTCCCCCATCATCTCATCAGAGTGAATAAAATGAGGCTCGTCTTGCATATACGGAGACTTCCTTGCAAAGTTCCAAGAAGGATAAACTTTATTATCCCTGAACTCTTTGATCAAAAAATCAATAAACTCATCACTTTGAGAAAGAGGCTGAATGTTCTTGAAAAGGTTCACCCCATCAAAAGCATCCATAAAATCCCCTGACAGAATCTTTTTCCTATAAGCTATAGGATCCTTTATTACGTTGTCAAAAAAGAATGCGTTCACAGCTTGATTGTTATTTGATGGTCAAACATTCGGTACATCTTTTTATCATCAACAATAAACTCGTACTCACTGTCCGGCTTAAAACAAACCATGTCCCCGGCGTTTACGTCAAGGGAAAGCAAACGCTCATTTGGCATCTCCATAATACCAACCAATGGCTCCTCCGATCCCGGCTTCTTAATGAAAGAATCAATCGTTGGTACAGGACTAACAAAACAGTACCTGCCATATGCGCTCCACACTCCATCTCTTTTGTAAGCAAAGTACTGATCCTCCTCTATCAAGAAAAGATCGTCCTTTAAAAAACTGCGGCCCGACTGCCGCCGGCCCTTCATGTCATTGTAAAACTTAAATACGTTGTGGTGCACAAGAAGAATATCTCCAACCTTTATAGGCCCGGAGTAACCTCTTGGAACTTCTACTACTTCCGCATATCGATTTGAAAAGCGATGGTCTTCCTCAGATGTACTTACGATTAGGTCTAATCCTTCTACATTCTTTGTGTTACTGTATCGCTTCCCCTCATGCGGCTTTGCAATGAAGTGGAATGGTGATTGCATTTAGATGTTGATATTGTATTCAATTGAAATAGGCATTGTACTACCGAAAGATTTCCACAAAAGAACCTCTTCCTTGTCGTTTATAATCCAAACCAAAACTTGGCCTTCATGAAATGTAAACCCATTTACCTTATGGGTGTCACTCAAAACAGACTGCCCCAAGATGTAGTGCATAGCGGTTTTGTAGTCCGCGCCAACAGACACCTTTCTAATCTCATATGACATAGGGCTCATCATATGGATGCTTTATAAACTTGAACAGCAAAGCTTGGAGTCGCAGCCCATCCGGGGGTAGACACCGCAGCCGGATACAGCCCCCCTGCATCAACCCCTGCGCTGTCTCTTACAATTTCAAAAGTAAGCTCAAGACCTGCAGTTGGAATGTACAAAGGTACTGTACGCTCATAAGGAATCCAAGTTGCTATATTATTAATCACAATAGACTGAGTGTTTCCGGCAGGCAAACTGTTAAGCAGAGCTCTGAAGTGCAAAAAAGCAACCCCAACTGAAGAACCAACCCTCTCGAACAAACCCTGAGCAGACACCATGTACTGCCCCGTCTGATTAAATCGAATCACCCCTGTAGAAAGAAGCTGTACCGGATCAGATGGCCCCTGCTGAGCAGGGCCAATAGTTAGCTGAAGCGGAGCGTCAAGACCTGAAGGTGCCAACGCACCCGTCTCCTTAGCATTCAAAACACTTGTATACTGCAACGGAGTTGGGGCAGGAGGAGGTGGCGTATTCGCAAGAAACAAAGCAAGCACGTCAGACAGAACAAAGTTTTCTGTTTCATTTGACGGATTAACTTTGGTACCAATAACCTTGTCATTAAGAGCAGGGCTCGCGTTAATGTATGTAGATATTTTTGCCATGATTAGTTGGGTAAGTCTTCTTTAGAGTATGTAATGTCTCCGGTCTTAATGTCTATGACAGCATTCTTCCCGTACTTACTAACAAGCTTTGCTTCGTTTTCCATAAAGTCAGCCTTCAAAACTTCAATCTCCTTAATAACAGAAGCCTTCTGAAGTTCAAGGTCCGCAAGCATAAGCTTGAAACGGCTGTACTGTGTGTTCATTGCTTGAAGCATTTCAAGCTCTTGAGATGTTACGGTTGCTTTCATAAGATTTAATTTTGACAAAGATAGGATTTTTTTTATCTGCCCTGACGATTGTAAGGCTTTTTATAGTTCTTCGACGCCTTTATCTTTGACGTCTTTGCCTTAGCATGAACCCCGGGCCGGTTAACGTCCGCCTTCTTTAAAAAGGATGGCTGAGCATCCGACTTCTTTTTTGCTGCCATTACAACTCTGATTTAATATCCTTTGCCTTTATGATAACCTCCTTCATGTTTCGAATAAAGCTGTTCACTCTTTCAGTGATTCCTTTGCCCGACATCCACCTTACTTTCTCGTCAACGCTTGAGTATTCCAATGATATCAAAAACAAAGTTGTTACAATCGTGAATAAATAATCTTTGTCAAACAACAACTTAACAAAGTCATTGATTATCAAATGGTCAAGAAGAAAAGCAAAGAGCAGCCCAACACTATATGTAATCATCTTTCGAATAAACCCAACGCGCGCTTTTCCTGAAGTAACAACCTCACCTTTCCACTTAGCGTGTGATATTCCAACAAACGTGTCAATAACCACAGCAATAGTAACCAACAGAACCATCCCGGCAACCGGAGTGAAAAACGCTGCCAACGACAAAAGGTATGTCATCAAAAAAGACTTTAGTTCAAGCTTATCCATATCAAGAAAATTAGAAGGCCAATGAAAAAGAAAATGCCAAGATAAAAGAAGAACATTTTCCAAAATGGAATAGGTTCCTTTATTGTAATCGTCTTGGTTATAACTGTAGACTTGTACTTATCCTTAAGCTTTGCAGTAAACTCACGCTCTTTCTGCTCGTAGTCAAACGTCAAAATGCTGTCTATCCTTACAACTCGTACCTTTCCTTCCTTAAAAACAACAACGGTATCCATGTCCGGACACAGGTCGGGCATCTCAAAAATAATCGTATCACCGGGAACAAATATTAAAGTATCGCGATACGCAATACTGTCTACTGTGACAGTATCAACAATAACCTTTGGCGGAAATTTCTCATAGCATCTCCTCTCGGTAATGCAAGATGATAGCACCAAAAGAATAAGTAGGTATCTCATTTTGCAAAGGTAATACTTTAAAATGAAACTACTTAGACCAACGCGCCTTTTTACCCCTGATGTCGTAGTGAGTAAACCTTGCGTACCTGCCAACTCCGCCCTCCAAAATCTTACCCTCGTCAATAAGCCTCTCGATTAAGTCAGCCGTTTCACTTGGCTTCATGCCTGATATCACAATGTCAGCCGCCATTCCCCTTAAGTGCTGAGAATTCTTTGCCCCTCCAATCTTGGCGTTGTGCTTAGGAGATCTGTACCCGGAGTTAATTTTAATTGACCTGTCTCCTGCCTCAGACCTGATAACCTCAAGCTGTTCAGCCAACACCATTATGTTTGAAATTGCCTCAGAGCTAAAATCTTTCCCTGACCGGCAAGCAAACTCACTAAAAGAAAAGTTGCTTGTAAGCTTCATGGCCATTAATTTTAATCAAATTGTGGAGGCACCCAAGGTATAATTGGCAAGTCCTTCACCCACAAAAAATCTTCGTTTACAGTCTGATCTACTTCCTCAACTGAGATAACCCAATTGCTCGGATCATTGCCATCTTCAACAGGATTAAAATAACTGTCAGGGGCATACATCTTCCCTAAAAGATCATCTTTCTGCTCATATGTTAATACATAAACATTCATCTTCCAACCGCTGTATTAAATGCGTCTACAATTTGTTTTAACAAAAGAGGTCTTGTCGTGCTACCAACATTGTTCATTACAACCTCAAAGTTTCTCCTCCTGTTAGAATAATTTGCAGGAGCTCCATTAGAATTAATGGCACCCGAAAGCAAATCTCTGTCAGGTCTTCCTGATGATCCTGCAGAAAACGGAGTCAATACTGTATCCCTTTGAAAATACGCCTGTCCGGATATCTGAATGGATCCCCAAAATCCTATAGCACTTGTTGCCGGCGAAGCAGCAACACCATATTGATTACTTGTTAATGCTCGAGAATACCTTGTACCAAAAAAGTTAGATGCTATCAAGAAACCTGTAAAGTTGGTAAAGGTTTGACAGCCAATATCCATACCCACATCCGTATTTTCTACAACATTACAAAATACACCACCATTAGTATTAGAACTCATATTGATTGATGGGGTGAAATTGTTACTCATGTAAGCATTTACACCATTAGGCTTTGATCCTGCTGTTGTGTGAACCCAACCACCAAAAAAGGTTCCGTAAAAATCTGATGTATTGGTTGTTGGAAGAATTGCGTTCAATGCATTTGTAGCGGCCAACGCCCCAAAATATGGCCTAACTATTTTCAAGTCAGGGTACATATTATCGGAAGAATTAACAGGGCCAATACCCTTTAAGTCTAAAAACAAATTGCTTATAGCAACACTCTCCGGGCCACTTGGAGTATATCCTAACGCAGAGAGAGAGGCTATATAAATACTTGCATCAGGATCTAATCCGCCTCCCCCCGAAGGAACAGATAGGGACAACCCCGGAGAAATACCAATACCTATCCCTAATGGAGCCACCTTACCAAAGAGCTATAATCTTAGCAGCAGCGACAGTTCCCGTAGCATAAACCCTCTTCACGCTCACAGGAATAAATGATCCTGCAGGGACAGCCGTAAATGTCACATCGTCGTTTCCAACAGTCAACACCCTTACGTCACCGGCAGTGCCTACATAAAGCACACATCCGTTCTCGTTAGAACTTGCTGAGTACACACCGTAGTTCTTGGGAGAAGCAGCAAATATCGCAGCACTACAAACAAGAACTGTTGCGCTCAAAACACTTGCCACAGTAGCGGCGGTGCCGTCAGTCAAGTTGTAAACAATGTCTCCCGGGCGCACGTTCTGCGTAATAAAATTCGCAGTAGAGTCAACAAGATGAGTGTTACCACCACCGGTCCCGGTAGTGGCACCTTCTCCAACAGGAGAAGAAATGTTAGGTATGTTGATGGTGTCGCTCAGAACAACCGGCAGAGCCCGACCAACCTGTAACTTTAAGTATGCCATTATCTTTGGTTTTTTACATCGTAAGGAAACATCCTGTTTAAAGAGTCACGCCTTGCCCCACAGCCACAGTCCTCAACACCAACTGCCGAAGCAGCCGCCTTTACCGCCTTCTTAATGCCGGTAACCGTCGTGAACTTCTCAACTGTATCGCCAAAACCTTTGCTCTTCTCGCTCAGTTTCATACGACAAATATACTAATATTTTCCTTTCCTTCCTTTGGGACTACTTTGTGTGGATCCCCCGGGGCCGGCCCAAAGATTCTTGCAGGCCCAATACTTTGGAGTCAACTTGTTTGTTGCAGAGTCGCAACCATGCCGGGCCTTGAAAGACTTCCTCGCAGCAGCAGAGTAGTTGTGGCCGTAGCCCTTCGCGCCATAGTGCAAAAGCTTTTCCTGACCTCCGGAGCAAGCCTTTACCATGCGCTTCTTCCCCGGCCTGTCCGATGGAACGGGCCGGTTGCAACTCATTTTTGACTTATCAGCCATAGCTTATTTTTTCTTAGAGCCGTAAGACATCTTGCTTCCCATCTTCTTGGAAGAGGTGGCAGTCTTAACTTTGCTCGTACATGGAACAGATTTCATAGCGAAAGTTTTATATGCAAAGATAACTAAATTATCTATGCCTTGCGGTCTTCTTGGCTATAGACTTTGGCTGACTGCTGAACTGCTTTCCGCTTCTCATATCCTGCCTCTTCTTCGCACTCGTTGCCGCGTACTCCTTAGATGAAAGAGACTCTCGAGCAGACTTTGGAAGGTACCTTTCCCCGGTAGCCTTTGGCCCTTGAATAGATGGCCTGCCACTCTTGGTACCCCAATCTTCCTTGGTCCACTTGCTTAGGCTTTTCTGCGACTTAGTCTTTCCGCCCGAGTATCCGCCACCCTTCTCTTCGTACTTCTTAGCAAGTATCTGAGCTTTCCGAGCTGACCATTGGCCGGGCTTACCGCCGTCTCCGGACCGCATAACTTGATCCTTCAGCCTCTCGCGCAACTCCGGCTTTGTGTAGGCCATTACTTCTTTTTTTGACTTGGAGTTCTGTAGTCTACAAACCTTGTCGCTCCACTCTTAAGTTTAGATATAACACCGGGGACATCTTGTCTTTTTACCTTACTTACAATAGGTTTTGCACCGGCATAGGATTTTGTAAATGGGAACTCCTTCTTGCCTTTACCAAAACCTGTTGTGTCAATAGACTCCATTGGAGAATACTTTCCATAAGTTCTCAACAACTTTCCGCTGTTGAATGCCATGTATGAACCACCCTTATTAATTGGCTCAGGCTGCTTTCCTGCAGACTTAGGGCTACCTTTGCCGGGACCTTTACCCGGACCTTTGCTTGTTGACTTTCTCATAGATGCCATTACTTATTTTTTTTCATGCGAGCCATGCGAGCTCTCATACCTTCTGACATTCCGGCCATCCGATTGTAGTCCGTACTAAGAACCTTGCTCTTGCCTGAAACAGCCTTTGGCTTCTCTCCCAACACACCCCGGGTGTACCCTTGGCGGTAGGCAACGCTATCCATGGCGGTAGGCGTAACCTTCTTTCCGCCCGGGCCCATTCCTCTTAAGCCTTCGTACTTAGGGCCTACGCTTGAGGTTGTTTTTTTCGCAGATGTTTTTGCCCCATCTCCGTTTCCTTTGCCGGAGCCTTTGCTCATTGACTTTTTCATTGTTGCCATGGTTATTTCTTTTTAGGAGAAGGCGTGTTTGCCATGTCGTTTATGAACTTGTAGCCACGACTAACCAAAGACCGTTGCGGAGCAGTTTTCTTTTTGTAAGCCTCGCTGCGCGCATCGTAAGCTTTATTGAATCGAGACTCGGCTTGCTTTTTAGACATCATGCCTCCTACAGCTTTAGGACTGTATGTATATGTGGTGTCACTTCCACTGATGGTGCGAGTAACTCCGCCTGCTGTTTCTTTCATAGGCTTCATTCCGTTGCCTTTGCCGGGACCTTTGCCGGGACCTTTGCTCATTGACTTTTTCATTGTTGCCATGGTTGTTTGTGTTTAAGAGGTTCTCTTTGATCTGCTACCAATAAACCCCTGAAGCCCTGCAAGGCCGTAAGATCCGCCTTCCCCCTGCTTCCGGTTTTTACTTGTGGTAGATATAGCTTTTGTTTTCTTCTGCAGAACAGCAAGCCTATCCTGAGAAGCCTTAGTCCTACGATCAGAATAAGCCTTGTTTATTTCGCGGATAGAGTCACCAAGAGTCTTCTTTGACTCCTTCTTTTCGGCAACCTTTGTTTTCTTTTCAGCCATATTGCTATCTTTGCAGTACCACAAAGATAAAAAAAAATCAAATGAAATCTGACTACTTAAAGTATTGGAGACCTATAAAGTATTTCATAAAACGTAAATATGGCGTGTCAGAAACAAACCTCGATATCCTCCTGTTCTTGTACTCGGAGAAATACTTCATGCTCTCGGACCTCAGAAAATACAACGAAATCGTCCCATGGTGTCGTGAAAGATTTGACAACCTTCTTCGAGATGGGTTTGTCGAAGTATTCCGGGATTTTCCCGAGAAGCGAGGAAGAATCTATAGACTCACAAGGAAGAGCACAAGAATGATAGCAAGCTTGTACAGCAAGCTCGAAGGAAACGACATCCCAATGACATACGGCAACAACCCTATGTTCAAAAAGAAAACAAAGTACACAGATAAGGTTTACAGAAACTACATAAAGGAGCTGAATGAAAAACGAAAGCAAGAGCGATTCTCAGATAACGATGGTCTGTAACGACTGCCTCATTGAAAAACCTATAGACCAATTCAGGCCATACACCAAAAAAAGAAAAAACAAAGTCTATCATAGCAGAGTTAAATCGTGCCGGCCATGCGAGAACAAGCAAAGAAGAGAAAGGGTTAAAAAGAATCCTGAAAAAACAAGAGAATCGTACAAAAGGTACTACGAAAAGAATAAATCGAACCCCCTGTTCTACCTAAAGAAAATTGCAAGGCACCACGTCTATGCCGCACTCAAAAAAAACTCATCAACAAAAAAACAAAAAACAGAAAAGTACATAGGGTGCACCATTGAGTTCCTAAAAGAACACATCGAGAAACAGTTCGATGATAAAATGACTTGGGAAAACTACGGATCCTATTGGCACATTGACCACATCATCCCCCTTGGATTGGCAACGACAGAGTCAGAACTCATGCAGCTTCTTCACTACACCAACCTGCAACCACTCGAAGCATCAGCAAACATTCTGAAAGCAATGAAGCTCGACTACTAAATTCTGCCACTATTTACGTTTGTTGGCATTTTTAAGTATACCCTATCGGTGATTGTTTCGCATCTATTGGTTTGGTTTGTACCCGAACGGGCACAAAAAAAGCCCCACCGAAGTAGGGCTTTTGTAATAAATAAAGCATTAATTTGTTACAACTCGTCCTTTAAGTGTTACTTTCTGTAGGCATACTGTCAGGTTTAACCTTATTAAAGAGATACATTTGATCATGTTCACGACTCGTGAACAGGCGGAATAGGTGAACAATTCTTCTTGAGATACTCCTCTATCATATCCTTTCCATACGATACAAAGTAAAACTTGTCCTTATCCCGGATAGCCCATAAGCACTCCAAAATAACATCAACGCTTATTTCGCTATCCACTACCCTTTATTGGATTTGGTTACTCAACAACAACAACGTCTCTCTCTTGGATGATCGTGTACGGCTCATCCTTGATCAACATCTTGTACGACTGACGAGTGTCATAGTATATCACGTCATCCTTCAGTATCGACTCAACCTCAGTGCCCGGCATTACAACCCGGGCCTTCCGGTAACGAAGGCTCTGAGCCTCCTCTCCGCTAAGAATCAACCCCGAAGAAGTCTTCAACTCCTCCTCAATCGTCTTAACAATAATGTTCTTTCCTATTGCTTTCATTGCTTCAATTTTTTTGCCATGTCTTCGTACCACTTTGCCTTCTCCAAGTCCCTCTCAGCAGGCTGCCCCGGCTTGGTGCCGGCCCTCATCCTGTACTTGAAAGCGTTCATCTCACAGAAAGCAACATACTTCTCAACACCCCACACAAATATCATGATCTCATACACCTCCTTGGGGAAAAACTTGTAGTGGCTCGGGTTAATAGAGTCGTAATCACCCGGTTTTTCATTCTGCTTTACCGGCCTCTCCTCCTGCTCATCCCCCTTATCCCCATCATACCAAGTAGAAGAAAAAGAAAACGAACCACCCTCACCCCAAAAATACTCGCAGTTACCGTCAACAATGGGAGGCTTATCAAACATCTCTCCAATAAAATTCTTATTGATCGTGCTCCGTAAGCACATATTTTTTAACGGGCATCCAATGCCACTGCAGCCTTTGATCTTTGTCATCTCAATTAACTTTGGGTTTCATATGAACGGGCCATCGTTACAATGGCGTTAGTACTCAAAATCGTAGTGGCAACACTAACCGCATTCTCCAACGCACTCCGGGTTACCTTCATCGGATCAACAACACCAAGCTTGAACAAGTTCCCAATGGCACCCGTCTTCAAACAAATCCCCTCGTTGTACGTCAAAGCATTGTCACTATAAACCCCAAGGTCACAGTACCCGGAGTTCAAAAGGATCTGACGCAACGGAGCACCAATAGCACTCGAGATGATCTCCCTCGCAGCCATGTGCTCTGCACCATCACGAACCCTCACAGCATCGTTAAAGTTCTCAGAGATGTGGTGCAACGCCCTACCTGCCCCGGGAAGAATACCCTCCTCTAAAGCACTGCGAACAGCACACACCGCATCGTCCACCCGGTCAAACAACTCCTTCTGCTCAATGTCTGTGTTTCCACCAACAAAGATCACACCTACTCCACCGGATAACGAGGCAATCCTGCTCAAGATAAACTCCCGGTCCTCCTTCCTACTCGACTCCTCATACGCATCGCGAAGCTGAGCAACCCTGCGATCAACCTCCTCGCCATCGGTCCGGTAGTCCGAGTTCACAATAACCGTACTGTCACGACTAACCACAACCTTGGCAGCGTGGCCCAAGTCCGCGTAGGTCATCAACGACAAGTCATCACCTGTCTTCTCAGAGAAGTATGTAGCACCAACACTAACGGCAATGTCACTCATCAACTCGTGCTGCTTGTACCCAAACTGAGGTGGCTGTATCGCAACAACCTTCAAGTTGTTCTTAATCTTGTTCGCAGCCAACGTGTTCACAACATTTGTACTGCAAGGAGCAATGATCAACAACCTCTTGTTTTCAGAAATCACCGGCTTCAACACCTGCTCAATCTGCAAAATATTACTGATCTCAGCGTCCGACACCAAGATCATCACGTCCTCATAAACAACCTCGTCCCTCTTCTGATCGTTTACGAAAAGATTACTCAAGTATCCCCTCTCAACCCTAAACCCATGAGAAATCTCAGAGTAAGTCTCCGAGTTCTGAGAACGCTCAACGGTAACAATACCGTCCCGACCAACCTCGTTGTACACGTCCGCAATAATACGGCCAATCTCCTTGTCATTGTTCGCGGATATAGTAGCGACGTCTAACAGCATCTTCTTACTAACTTGTTTCTTTCGAGTCTTTAGGACGTCGACTACCGTATCCACCAATCTTGTCATCTCCCTCAAAACCTCCGTCCTGTTCAACGAAGTGTTACTCCCCAAAACCCTCATCCCATTCTCAACCATGGCCTCCGTCAAAACAATAGCCGTAGTGGTGCCATCACCGGCAACCGTAGCGGTACGATCCGCCGCTTGCTTCATCATACGAACAGCTAAGTTCTCAACCGGATCCAACAAGTCAACAGACTTCGCAACAGTAACACCATCCTTGGTCACCGTCATGCCACCAAGATGATTGCTCGACTCAATCAGCACAGTGTTGCCACTCGGACCTAACGTGCTCTTCACAGCACCGGCCATCTTCTTTACACCACTTAACAGCTTTCTCCGGCCATCTTCGCCGAACACCAAGTCCTTTGGTGAGTATCCAATTTCATTCATAACAGATTAGATTTTCGACAAATATATACAAAAGAATTATACCAAACAAACACCTCAACAACGAAAGTAAAGATACCCCTTGACAACCTCATCAACTTGGTAAAGATATACCATGACAGAAATGTCGATTCCTTCCTCCCCTACTCTCTCTCTATTTTAACTTCACACGCAACTTTTTTTTATTATTTCATTTCGCTTTTAAAATCGACATTATCGACATCTTATTGATTATCAGTACTATTTTCGACATTAAATCGACATTAAAATGTCAGTAATTGACATATATAGAAGTAAAAGAGAGAAAAGTAGGTAGGTATAGATAAAAGAAAAGGGGCCTAAGCCCCTAATCTCGATAACCAAAAAACATATATCAACGTCGCTTAATGGGCATCGTAGTCAACATCTGATACCCTAACTCCTTCTCCATCTCAGCACGACGAATACCCTCAGCAATCATGCTCACCTTCTTCTCACGCTTCATGTCACTCTTCAACTGAGCAGCTCTCTGAATTCCATTCATACTGCATGGACGATTATTGATCAAACGACCACCGCGAACATCCAACCCATTGGATATCGACTTCATAATAATAGGCTTTTTCATAGTAAGTGTTTTGGCAAAGATACAAAAAGGTTCAGATACACAGGGGCTGAGGGTTCCCCCCTGCTTTGGCGCGGCCGGGCCCGATGCGAAACCGCCCCTGCGCGAAGGTGGGGGGGGTGCTCTCGGCTTGGCGCAGCTCGGATTTTTGGCGTTTTTCTGCCATGCCCATGCTGTGCTGTTCCCATGCCGACAAATCTGCCATGCTCCCGATATCTGCCATGCATCCGCATCCGCATCCGCTCCATGCTCCATGCTCCCATCCCCATGCTCCCAATGATCCCCATGCTCCATGCTCCATGCTCCATGCATCCGATGTGCTGCGCATCCGCATCCATGCATCCGCTGTGCATCCGATTCGTCCCATATTTCGCAAACATTAGGGACAGGCCGAGCGCACCCAATATCTGCCCAATGACTGCCAAACCAAATGCCAACAATCGGATTTCCCCCGATTATCCCTACCAAATCTGCCATTGTGTCAGGTCAAAAGAAGGATGACTACCCCCCATCCATGCTCCCGATGACTAAACTCACAAAAAAAATTGCGCTCTACAGCCCTTTGATAGCAAGGGATTCAGAATTTTAACATTTTTTTTTGCTTCCCACATTTGGTAGTTTAAAAACTTCTAACGTACTTTGTCATGTTGCTAGTCAAAACATGAACAAAAACTTGTATATATATAACCACACGCACGATAATAACCACACACACGATATCACTAATCACTAATCACTAATCACTAATCACTAATCACTTATCAATCATGAAAATCGCAAGAAGAATGTATCTAAACATCGGGAAAGCTAACAATCCCTTTGGACAATTTACGGATGAACAATTTGCAGACCTTCTATATAGTCTGCCCGACATTCACAGCAAACCACACGTCGAAACCCATGTTGGAGAATGGGAAGGTCAGCGCGAAGAGACCTTTGTGGTAGACCTTATACACTATGATGATGACGCATCATCAAGAACAGAATCATATTACAAGTTTATCAGCACATTGCTATCCTTCACTACTCAGGATGCCATTGGAGTAATTTCCTTTGATGGCAGAGTAGATGAATCTGCAGGATATGTAGAACGCGTTTGGCTGAATGGAGCGGAATTGAGGGAGTATTACTTCAGCAGTCCTCGTCTATTTTGGCATTACGGAGTAGAGCAGAAATATGAATTTAACAATGAATTCTTCATCATGCCATCTACCATAACTGATGTAGAGCGCGAAGCACATCAAAGAACGCTAAACTTGAAATAAAAAATGTCTCTTCGAAGAGACAAAATTCCAAACCCATGATTAAAACTAAAAAAATATCATCAGGTCATTACCAAGGTACATACAAGAGCATTGGCTTCAAGGTCATCAAATCTATTCTGCCAAGCAATGAAGTAGTATGGTATTACCAAATCGGGAATGAGAAGGTGCATGATTTCCATGGGAGCAAATTTGAAGCAATTCAGTCTTTGATATCTTGGATAGACGAGACAAAATCTTAATCACTAATCATTAATCACTAATCACTTAAATCTTATCAATCATGACAAACAAACTTCAAGCAAAATTGGGAATTAACAAGGTGAATTCTCTAAAAAGCAAAATCGATGCGAGCAATGAGAAATTGGCTCAAAACTACATTGCCATTGGCAAAATCATCGCAGAAGGCTCACTATGGGCAGACAGCAAGGAAGGGAAGGAATTGCTGAGAGCGGAAGGTTTAACCAAAGCCGATGTGCTTACTGCCTATGGATACAGCCGTTCTTGGGCATACAAGCTAATTGCTGTGTCTAATGTTGATGACGAGACATTGGCTGCGTACCTTGGCCAAGGCAATGTGGAATTCAATGTTGCTGACCTACTGAATTTCATTAACGCTACAGCGGAAGGTGAAGGTGAAGGTGAAGGTGAAGGTGAAGGTGAAGGTGAAGGTGAAGGTGAAAGCCAATCTAAGCCATCTACCTTGGCGAATTTAACCTTCCATTTTGCTGCTGAATCGGTAAAGGTTAGGGTTACTGATGATGGCAAAGTTCACACCAAGAGTGACCTTGATAGCATCCGATTGGCATTGGCAGAACTTACGCGAATTGTCGCGGAAGCAGATGCTCAGGCTCAGGCAGATGCCAAGGCTAAGGCTAAGGCAGATGCTCAGGCTCAGGCCAAGGCTCAGGCCAAGCCTACTCCAATCAAAGATTTCTCCAATGCCCTTGCATATGTTGGTGTAGATGCGCTGAAGGGAAAGGGAGGAATCCTGAATGTGGATAGCTTGCAGTATGTGGAATTCGGGAATGAGACGTTCTTCAATGAATCGGGAGAATTGGGCAATGCCGCATCCGAATTCGTAGCGTCTCATGGATGGTCTTATCAGGTCGAAGAACCCTCTCACTTCTATGTAGCAAAGTAAGTTAGGCAGTTATCGGATGGCGCAGTGGATTGGTCTGCTGCCCATCCTTTAACAATCCTTAACTATTCAGCTATTGCAAATGTTCACCTTTATTATAACCTTTGTCAAACATTCAAACACACACACTATGACACGTTACCAAATCGAACAGGAATCTATCCGCATCCGCAATGAGCGGAGGGCAAACCTGAGGAGCGCATTCATCCTCGGCATTGGGATTGTGGGATTGGCATTCAGCTATGCCATCATCATGATTCACTTCCTTGGCCAATAGTGGCCATGCTGCCAATGGTTTTTGTCTCTTCGAAGAGACAAAATCGGTTCGATTCCGATGGCAGCACAAAATGTCTCTTCGAAGAGACAAAATCGCTAATCACTAATCAATTATCAGCAATGCAAACAATCGCACAGCAGCTAAACGTAACTGAATTTCCTTTCGAAATCCATGATGCTAATGGAAATCTAATATACTATGAAGAGTCAAGTTCATATTGGTGGAAGCGTGAATACGATTCTAATGGCAATCTAATCTACCATGAAGAGTCAAGTTCATATTGGTGGAAGCGTGAATACGATTCTAATGGCAATCTAATCTACCATGAAAATTCCGAAGGCTTTTGGCGGAAATATGAATATGATGCTAATGGTAATCAAATCTACTTTAAAGATTCCGATGGCTATTGGAGCAAATGTGAATACGATTCCGATGGCAATCGAATCTACTTTGAAGATTCCTGTGGATATTGGAGTAAACGTGAATGCGATTCCGATGGAAGTCTAATCTACTATGAAGATTCCGATGGACTAATCATCGACAATCACTAATCAAACCTATAGGGGCGCAGCATCCTTCAACACTGCACTAATCCTTTAATACCAAATAACAATGGAAAAGTTAAATCAAATCATCGAATCAATGGCCTATGCCAAATTTCAAAATGATTCATGCCCCATCAAACGCAATGAATTCATAATGGAGAATGCTACATTGGGCGAATTCATTGACTACTTTCAAACCCGAAAGACATCCGATGGCACATCTTGGCATGACCGATATCATGACCTAATTTTGGGAAAAATGGGCGGACTAAACGAGTCCTTTGTCGAAGATGTGCTATGGCCAAAACTTAAAGACAATTACATCGAAGAAGTGGTGAAAGGTCTTGAGGATAAACTTGATGCTCAGTATAAAATAACCATTGAACAAATCTAATCAGCTATGTCACTATCAGCGTTAATAGAGAGAAACAAAAACGTCATTCTGCCTGAGCTATATGCTTGGGCAGAGACCTTCCGATTGTCCGATTTCCCTTCTCGCTTTGATGAAGAGGAAGACAATTCATTCGATGAAGTATGGTCATTGGCCGAGAGATTGGACAATGGTCAATGTACGGAGGATGACTACGAAGAAATCATCTTTCACATCGAACAGATTAATTATAACGAAACCAAAATCAATTTAACCATTTAATCAATTATCAGCTATGGCTACATCTAATTTTATCACCAACAATGCAAGCAGAATCTTTGTCATTCCGATTCAAGAAGAATTTGATTTCGATGATGCTGCTGCCAATGTGACTGCATCCCTTATCGGCATTGGCCATGAGTCTACGAGAGAATCATGGGACAGGTACGATGGCAGATACATGACGGAGAAGTTTATGAATGAATGCGTTTGGAATCCTGAGAATGGAAAGCCAATTGAATTTGATGTCCACATTAAAACTTGCATCAGGTCAGGTTACTATTCCGATGCCAATTTGGATTGGGAGATTGGCTATTCCTTGGAAGGATATGGCGAATTGGACATCCAATCCGTTCCTGATGAGGACTACATCAAGGAGTTATTGGACAGGAATTCGTATGCTGTATCAGGCGAGACCGATTCCGATATCTTTGACCTGTTGGCATCCATGATAAGGGAGAGGATTGTCCGAATGATGTCGAGTCTTGTCGAAGAGACAGAGAATGAATTCCGGCAGAACAGCAGCGCATCACTTCGATGTGTTGGTAGATTCTCCAATGGCGAAGCAATTTACGAACAAGAGTAACCATTTAATCACCACAAAAATGTCTCTTCGAAGAGACAAAATCACTAATCATTAACCATTTAATCTTTATCACTTATGTTGGTAGCAATCAATTTAGACATTGACCTTGAGTCAATATTCGTAACGGCCTTAGAAGGCGGAAGTAACTATTGGATTGACTTCAGCTCATCCACATTCAAACATCTCAAGGATAAGTATTCGCAGATGTCATTCTCCGAGCGAGTTTACAATGAATTCATCAGCGGAGGAGCCATTGATGTCTTGGATGTTGAAGGTGATGAATCGGATGTCATCGGCCAAATATCCTTGGCCACTGCACCTTCGAGACTCGCCAAGATGTTTGAAGATGGCTTCATTTGGAGTCATGCAGACATTTCAGAGTTATTGGATGGAACTGCTGATGCCATTGCGTCAGACATTGTACTTCAGTACCTTGCGTTAGGCGAAATAGTTTACGGATAACAAAAATATAGGGGCGCAGCATCCTTCAACACTGCATTAACCATTTTATCTTTATCAATTATGAACATTTTCATCATTAACACTACAGCCTTTGAAGAAGAGGATTTCTTTTTGCTGACTGACCTGAGTGAGCAAGACATTGTCGAAGTGATTACACCATTGGTGAATCAGGCGCGAGACGGATACGAGGAGTATGACAATGACCTGTTGGTCAATGCTCTCATTGAGCGTTATCCGAATGCCAAGATTGAGCATTACTGCAAAGATGCGATTGATTTAATAACCTTTTAATCAGCAGCCATGATACATAACGAGCATTTCGATAAGGCCGACAGAACCTACGAGGTTTGGCACGACAACAATGGCAATGCCATTCACATCTTAATCAAGGATGGGGAGGCCATCATCTACCCTACAATCTATGACCTATTTCAGCATTTCCTATGCGGAATGGATGTTGAGAGAATGTACGTTGATGATGATGTGCTGAACTCAATCTGTGAATTAAACATCTACAATTACTACGAAATCAAAAACAAAATCAATTATCAATCATGAAAACAATCGCGCAGAATTTAAACATCAAGGACTTTCCCTTTGAGATTAAGGATGCTAATGGCAATCTAATCTACCATGAAGATTCCACTGCCTTTTGGTGCAAATGTGAATGCGATTCTAATGGCAATCTAATCTACTATGAAGATTCCGATGGCTTTTGGCGGAAACATGAATACGATTCTAATGGAAATCAAATCTACCATGAAAATTCCGGTGACTATTGGAACAAATGTGAATACGATTCCAATGGTAATCAAATCTACTTTGAAAATTCCTATGGCTATTGGAACAAACGTGAGTACGATTCCAATGGCAATGAAACCTACTTTGAAGATTCCGGTGACTATTGGAACAAATGTGAATACGATTCCAATGGCAATCGAATCTACTTTGAAGATTCCTGTGGATATTGGAACAAACGTGAGTACGATTCCAATGGCAATGAAACCTACTTTGAAGATTCCGATGGTGAAATCATCGACAATCGGATTAATGAAGATGTCAAATTGGTAAATGAAGATGAGAGCGCGAGACAAGTCCTTGAGGGCATGGGGTACTATGTCCGGAATCTATGGTCAGTAAGTGACGTGAACGGATTCAATGGCAAGGTTTCAAAAGAGGAGGCTCTTAAGATTTTGGCTTCAGCACTAACCCATCCGTACACCATGGAAGTAGTCTTTGGTTTGATTAAAGATGGAGTCAGGGATTTTGGATATAAAATCGAAGACGAGTCTTAACAACATTTAAGAATTCATGGGGCATGGCCTATTGCATATGTCCCATGTTCTTCCAACCTTTGACAATCAAATCACATAACACAAAAATGTCTCTTCGAAGAGACAAAATTCTAAATCAAAATGGAAAAATTAATCATTAACTTTCAACAGAATTTTGCGTGGACTCGCTCCGCAAATAATGTTCTTTCCGTAACATCAAACAATGAAGACATCGTGCTTATTGTAGAGCATTTCGACATCTCAAGACTCGAATACGAAGACGCACTGCCACAGATGGCTGTTGTCGGTGATGGATTCTTCTTCGTGTACGATGGTAGTGATTTCTATCTTGGAGGCCAAGAGCCTATAGAAATATCGGAGACTGAGGTGTTTTTCGAGGCCACAGGTGACGTATCAAAGCCTATCTACTACCATTACAATGAGTCATGGCACTGCTCCCTACACAACGAAGAGACCGACAAGATTCTTCGCGAGGCTAACTCCATGCTTACCAATGGCAAGGTGAGTAAGATTGTTGGTGACGAAGCTGTTGACTCCATCTACGTTAGAAGGGGAGCGTATCGTGGTGCTAAGTTTATTCAAGAACAAATAATCGCAGCCAAATGACATCCGAGCGTATAGTTTTTCGGGGAGTTACCTACCCATTGTACATCGTATCTGTGGATGGAATTGACCATCATCTTTCTGTTGTTGCGTTAGCAGATGCAATCTTCGATGAGAACGAAGAGTTCGTTTCGGATGAGGCATACAGAATAGACATGGGCATATCCTACTACCTGAGTGATGACGAGTTAAATCTTTCTACAATTCAAATTCAAAACTTAATTAGAAACCTATGAGACCGATTGATTATGTAAACAGAATGGCAGAGCCATACAGAAGTGAGTTCATTGCAAACACCTTGAAGTGGAGGGGAAGGGAGGAAGGAGCAAGGTGGCTGAACGAATACTCAGATAGATGGAATGGATTCAACCAAGTAATCTATGGAGCATTCCCTTGGAGCGTAACAGAGCAAGGCAGACGCTATTGGGCGGCAGCCTACAGGCTTTATGGCGGAAAGAGTTTCAGTCCGCTAACTGCTGAAGACTTGGCCGAGTGGTCGAACATCACTGCTGTTGGAGATGAGACAGATGAGATTACCTTTTGGCAGGTTATTTTTAATGGAGAGATTCATTCCGAACACAAGAACTACACCGATGCTTTCACTGTCTTTGACAGGCTTAAGTACGGAGAGGGAGAGGAAGTCATCGGCCTTAGAGAGTTCTTGTCTCGGTCTGTCGAGTTATTTCAAAGCAGATGGGCACTTAACAGAGGTCAGCACCACATCCAAACAACCACAATACGGAGATGATTTGGAAGCACATCATTGAGCCATTGACAGGTCAAATAGACAGATGGTTCTTCAGCCTATCGATGGCTGACAAGCGAGACATATTGGGTGAGGGGATTGGTATGTATGGGATGCTTAGGCTTTGGGGTTCTATGGACTTGGAGCAGAAGATTCGGACATACGATATGTACCATGAGACTCACCCATCCTCATCAGTAGGTATATTTGTTGGGGAATCAAACGATTCATTAACCATTAAATTCAAAACACCATGAATAACTTAATGTATATTTTTGGAGGAGTCTTAGGCTTCTTCATTGGGTTCTTTGTGATACCAAAAGACAACGGCATTTCAAAGTACATTCAAGACGAGCCTACTATTGACTCGTGTGTGTCAGTAGTCCATGAATCTCCGGAAACAAAACAATTCCCTGACTCGCTGATGACATTGGTTGATGCCATGATTCAGGTAGAGAGCAGTGGAAATCATTGTGCCTACAACAAGAGGGAGGATGCTGTTGGATGCCTACAGATAAGACCTATCATGGTCAGGGAGGTGAACAGGCTGTTGGGTAGGGAGGAGTACACGATGAATGACAGGTGGGACTACACCAAGTCTTTGGAGATGTTCCTTGTTGTGGTGGAACACCATCATCCTGATGGATCATTTGAGGGCATAGCGAGGTGTTGGAATGGTGGCCCGAATGGTATGCGGATGGAGTCTACCAAGACGTATTGGGAAAAAGTTTTGTCAAGGATAGGTTCTTCTTAATTTTTTCTTAGTTTTGCAGACAATAGTCAGGTGGCGTAAGTGTGAATGAATAGCACTGAAAAGGTAACGCATCAGTGGGATAGCATCCCTTAATATTTCTGATAGATGCAAGTTCGAATCTTGCCCTGACTACAACTTGTCATTAAAGGTGCAAAAACCAAAATGTTGTGTGCCTTTATGACCACTTAATAATATTGCGGAGTAGTAGCAGTTGGTAGCTCGTCAGTTTCATAAGCTGAAGGTCGTGGGTTCGAGTCCCACCTCCGCAACATTTAATTCAATTTAGTATGAGCGATTTTATCAGAAGGAAGATCTTAATCTTTAAATATCTTTAACAAATAAAGTGGAACTGCGCTTGCATATGTCCATTATTATTATAATCTTTGTGTATCAATATAATAAACAATGAAGTTTTTTATTTGGTAGTTACAAACAGATTGCATATCTTTGTTGGCGAAGCGAATGCGCCCTATGTCATTCGCACACAGACACTAATCAAATGAAATCAAAAGTGTTCAAACAAATCTCATCCAAGGTCATGGAAGCATTTGACTTGGATGTAGAGACAATGTCCTCGGACAGAAGAAGGAGCAGCGTTGAGGCTCGTCAAATGCTTTACTACATCGCAAGGCGGAGGAACATCAGGCTCGTCGACATTCAAGACCTGATGAACGATGTGTTCGGGGTGAGGCCATCCCACACCTCAGTCATCCATGGCATCAAGACCACAGAGAAGAAGGTCAGGGAGGACAATGACTTCCACGTTGTAGCAAGTAGAATCAATCAATCAGTAACCATTTAAATCCATTCATATGGCAAATCCAAAGTCGGTCTTCGAGACCTTAAACAGCGTTCCTTTCAGGGACAAAATCGAGAACAAAGGTGGCTTAGACTACCTCTCATGGGCATGGGCATGGTCTATGCTAAAGGCAAACTACCCGAATGCCAATCGTATTGTGTACGAAGATCCGGCCACAGGCTTGAACTTCTTCACAGATGGCAAGACAGCCTACGTCAAGGTTGGTATTTCAATCGATGGCCTTGAGCATATCGACTACCTACCAATCATGGACTTCCGCAACAACCCCATCCTAATTGACAAGCTAACAGCGACAGACGTGAACAAAACAATTCAGCGTTCTACAGCCAAGGCAATTGCCATGCATGGATTGGGCATCCAACTATGGAGTGGCGAGGACATCCCCGGCGAAGCACCGGCTACATCTCCGGCCATGGGCACACCGAAGCAGTCTGCATCGGTTCAGCCAACACCACAAACTCAACAAGCTGAGTCGCTAAAGACCGGCACAGAGAATTGGGACAGAGTTGTAGCTTACGTTACTGCGAACAAAGAGATTGGCTTTGACAAAATCATTGCCCAACTTAAGCGCAAGTACACCATCGCTCCATCGGTTGCCAACAAAATCAAGGAGTTGCTATGAAGAACAAAAGTCAGATAGTCGAAAGGCTGAGAGATGACTCAGATTACTATGGGGAGTTTGGCAGGAAATTCCTGTCGAACTCCGACATAGGAGTCCTACTCTCAAACCCGAAGGACTTCCGTAATGGGACTCGGCCCGACTCAAAGGCTCTGTTAGAAGGTAGGTACTTCCATCAGCTATTGCTTGAGCCTGAGAAGGCTTTTGATGTCATGGTGGTTGACGCATCGTCAAGGAACACCAACATCTACAAGGAGTACATCGCATCAACAGGGTTAGACATAGTACTTCTTCAGAAGGAGAAGGAGCACATCGAGAGGCTCGTCTCAGTAATGAAGTCGAACATCTACTACTACGATGAGATCTACAAGCCATCGAACAAGTACGAAGTTCCACAGGTCAAGGAGATCATGGGAGTTCTTTGGAAGGGGAAGGCGGACATAGAGTCAGACAGCATACTTATTGATGCCAAGACCACGTCCGACATCCACAAGTTCAAGTACTCTGCGAAAGCCTACAACTATGACTCTCAGGCTTGGCTTTACGAACAGCTATTCGGGAAGCCATTGGTGTTCTTTGTCATCGACAAGGAGACCGAACAGCTTGGAGTCTTCCGGCCTACGGATGAGTTCCTTGAGTCAGGCAAAGACAAGGTCAGAAGAGCCGTTGAAGTTTACAACAGGTACTTCGGCCCGACAGCCTACGATAGTGTTGAAAACCACTACATCGACTTAGAGTTAAATTAAATCAATCAAATCCCGAGTGCAAACTCCTCGGACACAAGGGAAGAGAAATCAATTATTAATCCGAGGAAAACAAATACCATTTAGTTATGAGCGAACAAGAAAAGATTTTCGCAGACGGCTTTTCATTTAAGCGTCAAGAGTCAGCACCCGACTTCGTTGTTGGAAGCCTATCCATGAAGGTCGACGAGGCCATTGAGTTCATGAAGACCAACTCTAAAAAGGGATGGCTGAACCTACAGATCAAGCAAGCTCGTAGTGGAAACTACTACATTGAACTTGACACATGGGAGCCAAAGCCACAAGGCGGTCAGCGTCAGGCTCCGGCTCCGGCGGCTGTTCCCGATCAGGCTCAGGCTCAAGAAGACGAGCTGCCGTTCTAAGGCCAAGGCCAAACAGAATCAGGATGGGGGAGCACTTGTTCCCCCATTCTTTTCTGATGTCGGAAATGTCGAAATCAAACCAACACTACTCTCTCTCTAATTTTATTGAACCCTATCTAAGTTTTTTTAAATATAGTTTGGTTTTAAAATTGACATTATCGACATATAATTAATAATCAATAACTTAAGTGTCATAAAAAAAGCATCAAGATGACATCAAGCGTCACAATATTTCAGAACATCAAGGAGACATCTACCCCTTTCTTTCGTCCTGTAGAGTCTATACTCACAAGGATAAGGGATGGAGCGTCTAAGGACTTGGTAAAAAAGATCCGGAACGAAAAGCGTAAACCGGAAAGGCAAGAGATGAAGAAGCTTTTGCCGGCCATATGTTTCTCAGGAACATTCAACAAGCGCAATGACTCCTCCATCATAGACCACAGCGGAATCATCTGCTTGGACTTCGATGGATACGAGAAGCAGAAGGACTTGCTCTCCGATAAGGAGAGTCTTTCAAAAGACAAGTACGTCTACTCGGTCTTCATATCTCCATCAGGCAACGGCCTGAAGGTGTTGGTAAAGATTCCGGCAGATCCTGAGAACCACATCAACTACTTCAACTCTCTTCAGCACCACTTCAACTCTCCGTACTTTGACAAGTCAACGAAGAACATCAGTCGGGTTTGCTACGAGTCATACGATCCTTTGATCTACGTCAACGAGAACTCGTTCCTTTGGGACAAGATAGAGGAGGCAGAGTACAACGAGGTGATCAAGTACAGAGATGCCCCGACCATCCCAATCACAGATGAGAATAAGATTGTGGACATACTCGTGAAGTGGTGGACAAAGAAGTACCCGATGATCGAGGGACAGCGAAATCAAAATGCCTTTGTGTTGGCCATGGCATTCAATGACTTTGGTGTCAACAAAAGCTTGGCCGGATACGTCCTCAATCAATACGCAACCCAAGACTTCAGCGTATCAGAGATAGGCAGAACCATTGACTCAGCGTATCAGAACTCAAGAAACTTCGGCACCAAGTACTACGAAGATGAGGACAGGGTAAACCAAATCAAAGCCAAGATCAGGAGAGGAGTATCGAAGAAAGAAGTTCGGTCTCAGCTTTTGGAGTCTGACTTGGATGGAGACGTAATCGATGCCGTTCTAAACAGGATCGAGGATGAGAACACCAAGCTTACCTTTTGGGCCAAGAACGATAAGGGAGCAATCAAGATCGTTCACATCCTGTTCAAGCAGTTCTTAGAGGACAATGGGTTCTACAAGTTCTGCCCCGAAGGAAGTAAGAACTACGTCTTTGTGAAGGTGACAAACAACCTAATCGACCATGCGTCCGAGAAAGAGATCAAGGACTTTGTCCTGAACCATCTCCTTGAGTTGGATGACGTGAACGTCTACAACTACTTCGCAGATCAAACCCGATTCTTTAAGGACGAGTTCCTGTCAATGCTTAACACCATCGACATCTACTTCATTGAAGACACAAAGGACACAGCGTACCTGTACTACCGGAACTGCGCGGTCAAGATCACAAAGGAAACGGTTCAGCCTATAGACTACTTGGACTTGGGCGGATACGTTTGGAAGGATCAGGTCATTGACAGGAACTTCATCCAATGCAAGACCACACCATCCTTTGCGTTCAAGAGATTCATCGAGAACATCTGCAACAAAGAGGTAGAAAGGATCGAGTCCATGCAGAGTACAATTGGATTCATGATGCATGGGTACAAGAACTACTCGTACTGCCCTGCCATCATCCTTAACGATGAGGTGATATCCGACAACCCCGAAGGCGGAACAGGGAAGGGGATCGTGATGAACGCACTATCTCAGATGAAGAAGGTGGTTACCATAGATGGAAAGTCATTCACATTCGAGCGATCATTTGCTTATCAGTTGGTGTCTGCCGACACGCAGATCCTTGTGTTCGATGACGTGAAGAAGCACTTCGACTTCGAGAGGCTGTTCAGCGTTGTTACAGAGGGACTGACGCTCGAGAAGAAGAACAAGGACGCCATTAAGATTCCATTCAGCCGATCACCAAAGATTGCGATCACTACGAACTACGCTATCAAAGGAGCCGGCAACTCCTTCGCAAGAAGGAAGTGGGAACTTGAACTTCACCAATACTACACCAAGGAGTACACCCCTTTCGATGAGTTCGGGAAGCTGTTCTTCGGTGATTGGAACGATGACGATTGGTGTGAGTTCGACAACTACATGGTGTCTTGCCTGAAGAACTACCTGAGAACAGGTCTTGTTAAGAGCAAGTTTGTCAACCTCAAGGTTCGTCAGCTATCTGCTGAGACAAGCCATGACTTCATCGAGTGGTGCGGATTGGTTGATAACGCTGAGCCGGCCAAGCTATTGGAGACAGGGATCAGGGTTTACAAGCAAGAGATTTACTACGAGTTTATCTCCGAGTACCCCGACTATGGGCCGAAGAGTAGGATGACAATCTCAAGAACGAAGTTCTACAAGTGGTTGGTATCTTATGGCCTATTCAAACATGGGATAGTTCCCGAGGAGGGAAGAGATCCGATGGGACGATGGATTATGTTTAGAACAAAAGATGAATCAAATGACTGAGTTTATAGAGAGGAGGCCGGGATATGACAACTCAATGATGCTTGAGTTTTGCCGGCTGTTGCTTGGTGTCGCAACCAAAACCAAAACAAGAAAGGTCAAGCAAGGCCGAGTGATGGTGGAGGTTGCGGTGCCTAAGCACGAAGTAAAAAAAGAAGTAATCGAAAAAATAAGTAGGAGCATCGACTACTACGAAAGCAATCCTGACATGAAAGAGACAACAGATTTTCAGTACAGAGACTACCAACTTCAGATCATAGACAAGGGCAAGGACATCCTATTCTTGAATGGGTTCTTGTACTTGGCCATGGAGGTCAGGACAGGCAAGACTCTCACAAGCCTTGGCATATGCCGGAAGGTTGGGGCGAAGTCTGTCCTGTTCATTACAAAGAAGAAGGCCATCGTTAGCATTGAGCGAGACTACGCTACGCTGTCACCGGAATTCGAGATGGACATCATCAACTACGAGAGCCTCCACAAGTTGGATGGCAAGCCGTATGACGTGATCATCTGCGACGAGGCACACAGCATGGGCGCATTCCCTAAGCCAAGCAACAGAGCAAAGGATGTGAGAGACATGATTCAAAAGATGAAGCCAATGGTTATTCTTTTGAGTGGGACTCCAACACCGGAGTCATTCTCTCAGATGTACCATCAGGTGTATGGGATACCGGGGAATCCATTTGCTAATGTCAAGTCTTTCTACAGGTTCGCTGACAAGTACATTGACGTGAAGACCAAGATGATAAACTCTGTTGTCATTAAGGACTACAGCCGAGGAAGAGATGAGATCATCAAGGCCATGGAGCCGTACACCATAAACTACAGTCAGAAGCAAGCCGGCTTTCTTGTAGACACAAGGGAGCACGTCCTGAGAGTGAAGATGAAGGACTCGACTTACGCAATGATTGAGAAGCTGAAGAAAGACTTGGTGATACAAGGCAAGGAGGAAACCATCTTGGGTGACACACCGGTAAAACTAATGCAGAAGGTACATCAGATGTGCTCCGGCACCGTAAAGTTTGAGAGTGGGAAGGCCATGGCTTTTGATCTCAGCAAGGCGGAGTTCATTCGGGAAAAGTTTGCCGGCAAAAAGATCGGGATTTTTTACAAGTTCAAGCAAGAGCTGAGCGCACTAATGGAAGTGTTTGGTGACGAGCTGACAACCGAGCTGTCTGTTTTTGAGGAGACAGGCAAGTCGATAGCACTTCAGATTGTGAGTGGTAGGGAGGGCATCTCTCTAAAGCAGGCTGATGCACTTGTGTACTACAACATTGACTTCAGTGCTACGAGCTATTGGCAGAGCCGAGATCGGATGACAACCAAGGAGAGATTGGAGAGCGACATTTATTGGATCTTTTCTGAGGATGGAATTGAAGACCTGATCTACAAGGCCGTAACGAAGAAAAAAGACTACACAGTTTCTCATTTTAAGAAAGAGTTTTTAACTTAGCAAAAAGAATTATGAACAACAACAAACAACAAACAGCACTAGAATGGTTGGAGGATACACTATACCCTTATTTGAATAAAGAAGATAAGGAATATACAGATGTTCTATTTAACAAAGCCAAAGAAATGGAGAAGGAACAGATAATGAAAGCCGTTTACGATAGCATGGGGACAAATTTAGATCCCAATATTGGAAGGGCGGAGATATACTACAACGAAACCTTTAACAAATAACTTATGAACGGAATACCTAAACAAGAAACACTTGAAGAAGCATCTTTGAAATATAATCCATTAAAAAAATTTGATGGAGAATTTATAAGAGCAGCATTTATCAATGGTGCTAAATGGCAAGCAGAAAGAATGTATAGTGAGGAAGAAGTTAAAGAAATATTAATGAAAACAGATAGATTTCTGAGAGCAGATTTAGATTTATGGTTTGAACAATTTAAAAAAAAAATCATCATTCGCCAAGAGAAACAATAATCGCAGAACCTTTAACAAATAAACCATGAGCAACAAACAAAAAACATCAATAGATTGGTTGGTTGAAAGTGTAAACACAGACTGCACAAACTCAACCTACATACAGCCTAACATAATTAAAGAGGCCAAGGGAATGCACGACAAAGAGATGAGACTCAACGATCTCATTGAAAAAGTGAAAGCTTGGGGAGAAGACAAAGGGATCTGCGATCCACACAAACAGCTAATCAAGATGTTCGAAGAGTCAGGAGAACTCGCATCAGCCATACTGAAGAACCAAACAGAAGAAGAGATCGACGCAGTAGGAGACGTACTTGTTTGCCTGATCATATACTGCAACATCCGGAACCTGTCATTAGAAGAATGCTTAAACTCAGCTTGGAATGAAATCAAAAATAGAACCGGCAAAATTAAAAGCGGTGTCTTCGTCAAAGACTGAGCAGCAGATACAGTCCAAAAAGATAAAGCAACTCGAGGATCAGGGATACTACGTCATCAAACTAATGAAGACGAACAAGAATGGGATCCCTGACCTCATAGCTTTACCACCAAACACAGACTCCTTTTTCGTTGAAGTGAAAAGGCCCGGCGGAAAGCCGAGACCACTGCAACAATACAGGATAGACGAACTTAAATCAAAAGGAATACGAACCGAAATATACACAGGAGAATGAGCGCAAATATTTTTTTATACGATAAGCCACTAAAGAAGATAGTCGAGAACATTTTCAACATAGACTGCATATCCAAGAGGAGCAGGAAGCAGAACTACATATCTGCTCGTCAGGTGTACTGCGTTATACTCAGAGAGTTTGGCTACACATATGACCACATCGGGAAGACGATAGGGATCAGCCACTCAAACGTGATGCACCACATCCGGTCATCCGAGTTTGACCTGAAGACAAAGCATATGTACGAGAAGTACATGGCCTGCAAGAAGATAATTAATGACGATACAAAGCATCACCTTTACAGCAAGGACATTGAGTCAATCATAGACCACGTTACTGATCTTGAAGTTCAAAACGAAAGCCTTAGATTTAAGGTGGCCGAAATGGAGATGAGAGACAAGAGGTTTGAAGAAATATTCTCAGCCATCAGAAGCAGGCTGAAGCCGGGTAGGGAAGAAGAAATGCTTTCAAAAGTAAACAGAATACTCAATGGTCTATGAAAGGAAAGATTTCACCAAAAGAAGCTGAACGCGTACACAAAGTTACGAGGTTCACAAATGTTCTTCATGACTACCTAAACGATCTCTATGAGGATATGGTAGACAAGGATTGGAAGAAGGCAAAGGCAGAAGCCCAAGCAATTATTGATGACCTAACACTAATCGTAGAAAAAGGAAAGGATGCGTTTCGAGAATGAGCAAGACTTAGAAAGAGAGCGAAAGGCAATTGAAACTTACGTCGGTGTATTCGGCGGATCGTTTCAGAAGCTTGGCCCCAATGACATTGACTACAAGGTATTCGATGCCAAGGGGAAGCTCGTTGCTTACGCAGAGATAAAGGGAAGGAAAAGGTACATACGAGATGCCTACCCACTACCAATATCTCTGAACAAACTATCAAAGCTTCAGATGAAGATCCTAAACCCAATGTGCATATGGGCCTGCGACGATGGTATAATATTCGGACGCCCGGCAGACTTGACAGGGATCACAAAGTGGGGAGGCCGGAACCCGAGAGACTCGGCGGCCAATGACATGGAGCTGATGGTTTACTACGAAAAGCAGAAAGGACTTAAGTACGTCAGGTACAAGTAAGAGCTTACTTGCCGTATGCCTCGTCCTTTATGGCCTGCATCTCCTTGTCAATCTCTCTGTCCATCTCTTTTATCTCTTCCCTGACATCGTATCCGGGAGAGTTCGGGCCGTAAACATCATCGTACAGATCCGGGAAGTACCGCTTCATATCCCCCTTGTTCATGCCACCTTGTTGCTTTTCTTCTGTATCGGGCCGGTAAGACTCGGTAATTCCAAGCATATCGTACGTTGCAGCGTCTTCCTCCTTTTGGTCGCTCGCACCGAAGAAGTAATTGTAAATGCCAATGAACGGATCAAGCTGAGCCCCAATTATAATCTCAATGATAGGCTGAGTCGCTCCCCAAATCTCTCCTTCAGATAAATATTGCTTAGATTTTTGGTACTTTCTGAACAGTGACATGAATGGGTTTACAGTATCGTCAGCCTTTCTGAAGTCACCTTCTGCGTAGGACACCATGGTCTCTACAGCAGATCCAATAAGTGGGATTGAGTATATCAGGTTCAAGCCAAGCATGGCATTACGCATAGCCTTCAGTGCCTCTTCCTTGTCCTCTTCATCGCCCTTGATAAACTTGGCAAGGTTGGCCCCACCAACAAACAGCGCGTTTGTAATAGCTACGTTCAACATTAATCCGCGCACATCTTTTGCTTTAGGTATTTTTCCCTTTGATATGCTCCTCATTATGTTGGTAGAGGTCTGAGCAGTCTTGTTCATCATCAAGAAAACTGTACTTCCAAACATGGTGAACAACCTTTGGAACTCATTGTTGCTCATTTGAATTGGAGACTTCTCGGTAGCTCTTCGAGACTGCTGTGTTGCATTGTAGTTGTTGAAAGCCTCCAACGCTTCAGCTTGAGTAAAGCCTTGCTTTATCATTCTGTTGTACACAGCCATGTAACCAAGGACGCCTGTGATGTCACCAAGGACTGTAAATGATCCGCCCGATGTTTTAAAAGCCCTTCTTGCTTTGGCCCAAGCAGAAGATGATTTAGATATAGGCCGGAACAATCCGGTGCCTGACTCCAAGCCATAAACGTCACCCTCCAAGCCTTGGTCCAACCTGTCCTTTACGTTGGCAGACATATTGTAAGCCTTCTTAATTTGAATTGGCAACGTCGCAATAATGTATGCCATGTCAACCATAAACATGATGTGGTCCAACACAGGAGTAGGCTTCCCTTTCCTTACTGTGTAGTCTTCAAAAGCTTGTACAAAAGAAATTCCCTGCTTAACAATTTGAATTGCCTTGAAAGCGAGTGCAAAGCCTGTGAACTTGGATGCTATCTTACCAACAAAAGTTGATGGCTCACGAGTCATTGACTCAGGATTTATGGCGAAGTTCAGGGCCCTCATTATCATGGGCTTTGTTCCTGTCTGTTCAAGGAGTGTAACCACATCTTGAAGCTTGAAAATCTGAGCAATCTTCCGGACTCCAACCGCCATGGCCTTGTATTTCTCCATTGACCGGAAGTGAGCGTCAAGAACTGATGTAAAGTCGGCACCATCGATATCGATCTCGCCCTTGGTGTCTGTCCTCTCCTTAAGTGCCGGAGCTGTTTCTGCATTGAACGTAGATCCAAAGTCACCGGACTCCAACACCTTGCCATCAATTCTTGTTTGAATGGTTTTGGTCGGGAAGTAGTTGCTGACGTATCCAAGGTTTACGTTATTAACGTATGAGTACACGTTGTTTACAGAGTCGAAGTACGAGTTTGACAGGTAGTCAACCACTCCATCAGCAACAGCCTTTTGCTTATCAGTAAGAGCAGCCTCAATCTCATTGATGTCTATGCCCATTTCAATGAGCTTCTTCCTCTGAACATCGTTCTTACTTAGAGCGTAAAGCCTTAGTATTTGATCGAGGTTAAGTGGTGACTTGTATGTTCCAACCTGAAGAAAAACAGGGGGGCCACTCAAACTTCTTGTGAAGTCCTTGTAGTTTTTAAATCCATTTGCCCGGGCCAATCCATCAAGCATTAAAATCTGATTGAAGTATCCTCTCTTGGTAGCCTCATCCATCCTGTTTAGCGCATCGTATACGTTCTTCTTGAAGAAGTCACCTCCCTTGTCCAACACATTCAAAAGAGTACCAAGGTGGTATATCTTCTTACGCATGAAGTCATGAAAACCGGTTACAGTTTGGAAGTCTATGGTCTTTACCCAACCCTTAATCCCTTCCCAAATCTTTAGGCTCCGGAAGTTTTCCCATATCATTCTCCTTTCTGCAGCAAGTTGGTTCTTTCCTTTCAGAGTTCCATCTTCGTTGTAAAGTATGCCAAAGTCAGCCTGAATTTGGTCCTTTGCCTGTTGGTTCAGCGATGATATCTCACTGCTAAGGACAAGCTTGTCAGCCTTCAGTCTAACGATACCTTCCGATGCGATCTCCTTCAGTCTTTGAGCAAGCATATTGAGTGCTTCCATGTGCTGCCATGGGCTCGGAGAAACACCTGTACTTGTAAAGCCTGTCAGAAAATCTCTGACAACTTCCAACTCCTGCAAGGCAACCGTAGTGTTAAACGCAGCTCTCTCCTGAGAGGTAAGCTCCTCCCCGTTGTCTAACTTCTGCTGAACAACGTCAAGGTCAATACCCTTTAAAGCCAACACAGCCGGATCTACAGAGTCCATTATCCTGTCGATTGCGCTTGAGTCTCCGTCTCTCGCCTCCATTGTTATGGCCCTGAACACAGACTTCATCGTGGCGAATAGAGATTGGGTGTCGGCATCAACCCTTCCTGCCCTTCTCTTCCCTGACTGAGTAGAACTAATCTTGGCAGCCTTGTTTATTATAGCAGAGATTTCTTTCACCTTAGCCTTGCTCATCTTTGTCAACTGCCGAGTAACAACGTCGAGAACCTTTTGAGCTTGCTCGCTAAAGTTATCAAGAGTTGTGTTGGTGATGGCTGAGATCAACCTGTTGATTTGAGCCTGAGTAAATGCTGAAGACTTTGGAAGCGTTGTCCTTATGTAGTTCTTCAATTGAATCTGAGCAGCAAGAAGCTGTTTTCTTCCTGTTCTCATGTCTCTTATCTCTTTACGCTGAGCTTTCAGAGTAGCTTCAATCTCCTTCTTTGCCATCAACTCCTTCTGCTTCTCAATCAAATTGAGAACGCGCTCGGCCTGAGCGTTGAAGTTATTGACATCTGTACTGCCAACCAACCTTACAAGACGCTCTATTCGGGCCGGGCTGAAGCCACTTGTTTGTGGCAACACATCGGAGATGAAGTCTATGAGCTTCTTCTGAGCAGCAGCAAGTTCTTTGATGCCCATCTTCTTGGCCGCCAATCCCTTTTTAATCTGAGAAATCTGAGCGTCCACAGACCTGTTGGCCCGGGTAGATAGAGATTGGTCAAAGCCAATCAACAACTCGTCCTGCACAATCTTTGCTTGGGCCTTGAATATCGGATGATCCTTTAATAGTTCGATGGCCTTTTGCCGGACCTCAGACATGGTCCTTGTCCTTTCCTTGCCATCCGCTTCCTTCACCTTCTTGCGAGCGTACTTGCTCAACTGCTGACGAACATCAGCGTACATCTTCATCCCTTCTTTTACCCCACCCTGTACGTTTGTAAATGACTGAGGTAGGTTGGTCATAAGGTCCACCTTTACCTCCAAGGCAGTGTTTATATCACCGGCCTTAAACCCACGACGCAAAAGTATTTCCTTGATGGACTGATCGGAGAAACCATTTGCCCGGCCAAGGTCTATGATGCTCTGCATGGAGTCTTCGGCCCGGGCCATGGCGGTAAGGCTTCTCATTGACTCAAGCTGCTTGTCAGAGATCTTCATGTCCTCACCTTGAATCATGTCGGCAATAGCGGTTTCGATAAACTTATCCAAAGACAGATCCTGAATTTCTTCAATGCTCAGGTCTTTTGACATTTTAAATTTGTTACGGACATACTCCCACATGGCAAACAAGAACTCCTGAAACTTAGACTTGGTTGCCGCATCAGAAATTTGCTGTCCTTTATTACCTATGAGTATTGCCAACATCTCGTTCAATGCTGCCGCTTCATTGCCATCGAACTCTTCCATCTGTCTTTCGAACATGGCCTTCAACTTGGGATCGGTCTTGATTCCCTCCTTTAAAACGGATATACCACGCTCAAGTAATTGCCGGCCCTTGCTGCCGGGCTCAGAGGTTGCCAACATATTAAGCCAAACGTGACCGAACTCATGTATGACAGTATTGAACATATCAGATTCTGAGTTGTGCACGTCGGGGTTTATGTAGATGTCTCCATTGGCAGTAACACCATAGAGGATCGCATCCCCTTTCATCTGAAGCCTTGTCCCTGATTCTGCTATAATATTATTGAAAGCTTCGGCTGTTGTATAAACCGAAACATTTGGGAATGTTCTGTTGATAAGAGAAATCAACTGCATTGCTTTTGTTCTGCTGTTGCCTACAAACCTTCCCATAAACTCAGGTAACCCCATACCTACCCCAAGAGCACTTGATGGTGGTAGGGGTTTTTTCTTTGCAGACAAAGCCTCTATGTTTTTTCCAATTATAGCACCGTAGGCTGAAGGCATTACACTTTGCACAGGCAAAGGTTTACTTAAAACACCAAAAGACATTCCTTCGGCACCATATTCATAGTTTGGATGATCAACATTGATCACACCACCTGCTTCTTTGTACGATCCGTCAGGCTGTTTTTCTGCCACCTTAACTCCTACTATTGATGTGACCGATCCGATTGGGACATTAGCTACGGATGGATCAGCTATCACATCGATTATAGACTGTATGTGCAGAAGAGCGTTATTCTTTGTCTTACCGATGATAGCTTTTATAAATTTATTTGTAGGAGGATTAAAAGTTTTTGTTTTAGTCGATGCGCTTCCCGAGGTAATCATTTTGATTAAAGCTGCACGAGGTCCCAAAGGCATATCAAAAATAGCACTTAAAACGTCTTCAAGACTTGAAGCATCTTTTAGTATATCAGCAGCAGAATTTGAATCCTTTTCAGATTTTGATATTGTCTTTTTCTTTTCTCCTCTTTTTTCTCTTAGCTTATTCTCCTTTTCCTGTACCGCATATTTTTCTTTTGCGTTTATTAGGATTCTTTTCAACTCTTTAAAAGCGGCTTTCTTTTTAGTTTCAGAAAGGTTCATAGAGTTAATCCTATCAACAACAACCCTTGACAAAGCCTCGTTTGAAAGGATAGAATCTTCCCCCATTTTTACAACAAGCATTGGCACCATACCGTCGTACTTCGGATTGTCTGCCCAAAACTTTTCAATTACTTCTTTGTTGTTGTTGTATATTTCACGAGCCTTTCTTACCTGTTCATTTGCTTTTGGACGCGATACATTCGCCCAAGCCGCTTTTGCAAACCGTTTAATGCCATTGAAACCTAACCCACCAAAGAGTTTCAATATCTTGTTCCCTGTCACCGGATCTGTAACTCCTTCGTTTGACGCTACGAGATAGTCGGATATGGTTGTGAGTACAGGGACACCATTTAAAATCTCTATGCTCACCGTCTCAAGGGGTGTATCAAGCTTTGAGTTAAGCTCATCTACATCTGTTTCCACGTCAGTATCTACCTCTGTTCCTGCTGAGAACTCAACGAGTGGGCTTTCGAGATTGTTCATCTCGTCAAGTATGGCCTCAAACTCTGCGTCTTCAGTCACTCCTGAATCTTCCCCGGCTTTCCGAGCTTGGGGGGTTTCCTTGGTTTGCCCCAACAACTCCTCTACCGCTTTAACCAACTCGGGATTGCTTCCGTCTTCCTTTGCCTTGTGGTAGGCTTCGGAGATTTCTTTATTTAACTCTTTGTCCCTGTAGATATTATTTAAACCTGTGTATGTGTTTATGTTTTTAGACAAACTATACATTCTTGGCTTTTCTCCCCACCCTTCAACTTCATACACAGAATCATCTCCTAAATAAACTGCGTAGTGCCTTGCATCATTCTTATCTCCAAATGCTATAATGTCACCAACCTTTAATATTTTTTGCAATTCGGATACAACTTTTTCATTTTTTCCTCCAAATTTAATTTTAAAGTTTACCTTATCAAAAACATCTTTAAATAATCTGTTGTTTACAAGTCTATGACAGAATGCATCACAGTTTAAGTATTCTATTTTTTTTGAAATCTCTTCAGCTTTTCTTATAATAAAATTACTTTTTATTTTATCTAAGCCATCCCCATCAATCCCCTCCAACGCCTTAGCCGTACTCTCTACATCTTGCAATGGATCCTCCCCGGCTTTCCGAGCTTGGGGGCCTTCCGCAAAAATGCTGTCGTAAATCTTACGCATCTCAGGGTTCAACTCAATGTCAATGTCACTACCAACAATACCATTGTATATCTCTGTCAACCACTCCTTAAACTTGGCAAACACCTTGTTTAACTCCGCAATAGGAGAACTACCCTCAGCTAAATAACGCTCAAAACCACGAGCAAAATACTCACTCGTTTCAGTAGTCCAACCATTCGTTCCCGCATTCCTTATCACCGCATTACGCTCAGAAGGTGTTAAATAATGCTCGAAAATATGAGCCATCTCGTGCAAAGGCGTAGATACATTCGGATCGGTTAAGGCGTAAACTACCGCCTGACCATCAAGGGAAACCATTACCGCACCACGAGCTTGACTATCTGCCTTTTGGAACAAAACAATCTGCTCATCCCTCGCCACATCTTCCGTTTCAGACAACAAAGTTCCTCTCCTTTGTTCGGGTGTCATGCCCATACGAGTTTGTACGTTTCGGGCTTCTACCTCGCCGGCAAGTTTTCTATATTTAACGTAGGCTTTAAAGTCAAATGTTTGCCCGAAAAATGACTTTTTACTACCAACATCTCTATAGCTGCCGCCACGAGCAAACCCTTCGTGAATCTGAACTATATGAGTTAATTCATGCTCAAGTATAGAATGTATTTTTCTTTTATTCCCACCCTCTACTTCTACTTTAAATAAATACCCATCTTTTGATGGCGTTGCAATTGTAGTTCCTTCGCCAAAAAAGAAAAAGTTTCTTCCTCTTTCTAAATCAATCCTTACCGGCACTTCTTTTAAAAACGGATATACTTCTAATAACTCTCCTTTATATATTTCCCCTAATTT